CGCTAATGCCAGGATGGAACTTGTGAGCAACGCGCAAATCTGGATCAAAGATGCATCCAACAACTGGCACATGATGCTGGATGAGTTGTGCGAGTATGACAAGCATCAGGACATCGTAGGAAACACTGACAGGATTTGGACTTTCCCGCTCGGTATTGACATCCCGGCGGGGTCGGTCATAAATGTTTACCCCTACATCGGGGGTCTGATTTTCTGCGGTGTCGATTTTTGGCATATCGAAGGTCCGTCCTCCGGGAATGGTTCTCTTCTGCAACCTACCAATGGTGTTGATCCCGGGATCAGTTGGGACCATTGCGCCGTGGAAACTCACTGGAGGTTCTACGGAACTGGGAAGTAGCATCAGTTTGTCCATTCAAATACCACCAGGCCATCCGCTCCGTTCCCTCCGGTGCGGTTGGCCCCGGCCCCTGCACCACCGCCACCACTGCAACTGTTTGCCGTAGATGCCACACCAGGATTGCCACCAGCGGAATCAGTACCTGCTCCGCCCCAAATCGAGCCACCACCAGCCGCGCCACTGATAGTTGACCAATCTCCAGCACCAGGGTTACCTCCAAAATTGAGATCACCATTTGTGCTAATTCCACCGCCTGCCCCTCCGGCACTTTGTGCTCCGTTAGCGTTTCCTCCGATTCCTCCTGGGGCTGTAACAGTCGTGATTGTCTGAGTCCCAGACGCGATAGACGAAGCTGTGCCGGAATTTCCCGCCGCTGCTGATACTCCTGTTCCTTTAGCACCAACCGTTACCGTGATCGTGTTGCCTGGGGTAAGCCCTGTGAGGTACTTAACCGCTGCCGCACCTGCGCCACCGCCGCCTCCATTATTGGCTGCTGTCGCGCCTCCACCAGCTCCGCCCGCACCACAAAGTGTAACTTTCTCGGCAGTCACCCCGGCCGCGATTGTGTGTGTGCCACTGGCCGTGAAGCTCTGGAAAGTAGGGCGTCCAAGTTTTACGACTGACTGAACAATAAAGGCTGGTGTTCCAGCATCTACTCTGATGAAGGTGATACTGTCCCCGCTAGTCAGAACTAAAGGAGATCCGAAATTGGCTAATGAAAGGTTTCCACCTGTAGCAAATTGGGCATTACCCGTAGGGTAGAATGTGACTATCTCACCAGGCTGGAGGTCACTTCTGAGCGTTGTGATTGACGTGCCAGATGCGGAAAGCTGTACGGTGTGAGCGCGCCGAATATCGAGCGTGGCCGCTGGCGCAGCGGTAAAGGTCATGCCAGAGGTTACGCATACATTTGTAGGCGTGTTGTTCGGCTGATACTGCGCATTCAATATCTGGACGTTTGCGCCGTTCGCGGCATTGATTACGCACTTGTCGGGCTGGCCGCCGATCAGTGGCGACTCTACGATTACATCTGTTTGCGGAGCTCCAGCGGGGATATTGACGATATAGCCGTTGCCTGCATTGACCGCCACATTCGAGTTGATGTAAGGATTAGCAGAGTGGAAGCCAACGACAGGCGAAGCCGTGTTGGCGAAGTTGTAGACTCCCTTAATGACCTCAAGGTGATCTTTTTCAGTTGTGCATCCAATGCAACCATCGAACAGGTAGGCAAAGCCGTTCTGGTTTGTCGTGTCGTGAAAGCGAATTGAGTACGGCGACTGCGTTCCGGTCGTGCCTACGAAGACATTGGTTCCAGTGTCGCTTGACTGCCCATCAAACCAGCAGTTCCAGAAATCGAACTGCCCTGCGCCGCCTTCTATACGGAGAGCATTCTGGCTTGCTCCGGTTGCGCCCGTAGGACGTATGGCAGTGATATTGGCGAGTGTGTTCCCCTGAGTGCATCCAATCGAACCTGATGCCCCGTCTTGTGTGGCCTTGAAGTGGACAACCGCTCCCTTGAAGCCGTTGAAGATGATGTTGTCGAAGCGCGATAGTTCCACTCCAGCATTCGTCAGCGTGGAGCAGTCGAAGAAGAAGCCATCCTGCGAGGTATTGCCTGAAAGGGCGTTCGCGCTAAAGTCGTGGATCTTCACCGTGATCGCGTTGTTGTTGACCTGGGGATTGACGAAGAGAGGTTGTGCATTGGTCCCGTTGGAAGTAACGTTGGTGTTTACAATCCCAGCTCCGGCAAAGTCCAGCCCTTGGCGTACGGTGATTTGTGTAGCTGTAAAGTTGTACGGTCCAAGTCTCACCGTCACAGGCTTCGTATTCGAGGCTGTATCGAATGCTCCGAGTGCAAGAGGAACATCAGGTGCCCAACCGTCCAGAATGCATCCTGTGGAAGGACATGCAGCCAAAGCTAATGCCCAGGTTGTATATCCACATGAGACGGATACTTTGACCACAGATTGTCCATTCTCGAATGAATAACACACTCCGCCGGATAATGTAGAAAGACCTGTTACGGATATTGATAAGAATGGAAAATTGAATAATACTGATCCGCCCCCGCTACTCCCTGTATGATTACAGGTTAAAACAGTTGCTGGATTCGCCGAGATGAAACTAACAGGGATATCGCTGCACTGGAATTTGTCAGTAAGAATACTGGTTCCATTTGAATATAACGCGTCCCATTCAAGTACAGAAGAGCTACTAGCGATTCCTGGTGTCGAGGATGCGATAATCACAGGTCCAGTCACTGTGAGACTCACTTGAGTCAAAGCCTGAATATTCGGGACCGAGATATTCTTCACAGTATAAATAGCTGCCCCAAACGAGTCTTTCAAGGTGATGTCATAAGCAAACGCTCCAAGCCAAATCTCCTGAGGAGGTCTACCGTCCGAACCCATAGTAATGGGGTTGGTGTTCTGCACAGCCCCGCTTGAATCCGTATAAGTCGGAAGTGGAGTTACTGTACCTGTCACAAAGCTATAAAGCTTGCATCCCGAACATAAAGTCCCGGTCTTGGTAAAGAACTGTGGCTTCGAGTTAGGAAGTGGAGCAACTCGGTCCTGAGCAAACAAAGAGCTAACAAGGATTAACAACGAAAGCAGTTTCTTCATGCAGCAACCTCTTCATGTCCTTCGGTTAGGCCGCTTATCGGCTGGCCGTGTTTCTTAATCTCTTCTTTCATCTTTGGGGTGATCTCGATTGTGTGGACAGGTTGATTCTCTTCAAGACCGGGTTCTCTGTTTTCAGGAACACTTAAAGTTGAATCTTTAACTCTCCCGCCCCACTTCTTTGTGTATCGGTTCATAAACTGTGGAAGCATCTCGTCATAGAACCCTTTCATGCCTGAGCCTCCGATTGTGAGATCATCACCTTTGAATGAACCGTTTTCTTTAGATTCTCTAATCTTTTGGGCCATTTCTTTTCCAACCACATCATCTAGGGAAACAGTCTCTCCCCTCAATTTAATACTCCCTTGAAGAGGAATGGAGTCAGAAAAAGTCGGAAACCTAGAGTCTGAGGATTTTGAAAAAGCCTCAATCTTCACTGAATTTGGTTTAGATAGATCCCTTGAATACCTAATCTCATCCACGTTCTGACGAAGTTGATCGGAATAACGGTCAATCTGCTGTTTACCTGTTGTCCAACCAACTTGGTCGTAACCTTCTCTCACAGCCGTGTCGAGGACTTGTTTCATCGCAAGCTCATGCCAATCCTTCTTAAAAGGAGCGTCAGGGACCACTGAGAGTTGCATAAGATTATCAGGATGTTCTCTTACCCAAGTTTGTGCTTCTTCTAGAGTAGTTACATCAGGTCTGTCAATGAAGATGCTTCCCCTGCCTCCGGGGTATTCAACCTCAAATTGATTTCTGTTCCCGTAGGAGCTTTTACGGGTGGATTCTGTAATCTTAAGATTAGGTTGTCCCTGGTATCCTTTTTCTCTTCCTTGTTGATGCCAGTCGGACTGAACTTCCTCAACGAACAGAGTCTTCTTCCCGTCGATTGTTCGATCATTCATCCGAACATGAGCAAGCACGTTTGGTTCGTCAAAGTGACCACCAGAGAAATTGTTGGATTCACCGTAGAGATTTCCCCCCTTATGCTCAATATCTTTGATCGGAGCTTGAATCAGCATCTCGCGGTAATTCTCACCACCAGGTAAAGTGTACTCTCCGTACTGAGTTCCACTTTGACCGTACTTTCCACCTTCAGCTTTATAGATCTCGTGAGCTTTAATTTTTTGGTCTGCTTCAAACTTCGGTCCTGTTTGACCTAATTGTTCAGGACTATCCTCGTTTCCTTCTCCATTTACTCGAATCGGCTCTCCCTTTTTCATAAGATAGCTGTTTACATTGTCCGGGTCTTGAAAGATTCGGTAGCCGAGTTTTTTGGCTCCATCAAAGTATCTGTAATCCTCATCCTTTCCAACATCCTTAGTTATCTCAGTTAGTTTCTTTGAGGGAACTACTCCCTCATCTGGATGAGATTTGAAATATTCATTGATAGCTTCGTCAACTGACTGACCTTTTCCAATCGAAATTGCTGGGAGATTATGGATAGCTGATTGGGTATGTTCATCAGTTACCGGAACTAAATCTTGAGCAGCATACATGGACCTATTCCACTTGTGGAGATCAGACGGGACATCTGAGTTGATATTCTTCATGTCACCAAACCTGTCAATTAGTTTGATCAGTTGTTCCTCTTGAGCATCGTTCAATCCGTAGGTCTCTGACAACTGACCGGGCTCAAACTCCCCATCTACAAAGTCTTCTAAATGACCATTCACCAGAACGTCTTTCATAGCTTCTTTGACTTCTGGGTCTTTAATCTTATCTAGTTCAGCTTGAGCCTCTGGATGCAATGAATTTTCACCTTTCATCGTGACATTCACCTTCAACCTGTTGTTCTCTATGTGATCCAACAAAGCTTGTTTCTGGACTTTCTTCCCCTGTTGATCCAACCACGGCTTAATCGTGTCCAACTCATCAGCAGAGACCCCTGCATTTTTCAAGGTGTTAAAGGCTTGGTCTGGTGAGAACCAAGGAGCCAGTTTCCGTTCAACGACGTCTGCGGCGCGGCTGAAGAAAGGGAGCTTGGTAAACTCCTCAGGCCTCCCTGATCCGCGCATGTTCTTTTGTTTTTCAGTCAGTTGATCGATCATTGACTGATAATATGGTTTCTCCTCATCCGAAGCATCTGCCAGGAGTTTTTTCAAACGAGGAATATCATACTGAAGATAGGACTTCTTCACATCTGTTGGAGTTATCTCGCGAGGAACTACATCTCTGAGAGAGGATGGCAATCCCTCTGTTTCCACAGCTGGGTTATATCCACCAACTTTATTACTCGGCGGAGTAGATCCCTGATTCATCTTCATCCGTTGAGCTTCTTGAGCAACCTGACTCAGGGTAGCATCAGGACCGAGATTCTTCTTTGCTTGAGCGAATAAAGCAGTGTCATTCTGAGATCCCTCAACAGTTCCAACAGTCATCTTTGGGAGTTTCGAGAAGGTATCCGCGTCTTCTTCAGTAGTGCTTGATCCTCTCTGGAGATTTTTGGTAAATCTCCCGGTCTTCGGGTCTCGTATCGTTTTCGGAACATTGATAGTAGATGGAGGAGAGATGTCTGTTTCACTCACTGGCGGTTTAATTACTGGCTTTTCTGGATACAATGTTTCGTCAGGTGTGACATTGATGTCCCCGTGCGGTTGCGTAGGTGGGCCAGGGATGGTCTCGTGTGTCACGGCGCGATTTCCCGTATATGGCGTATATGGAGAGACCGTCTCAGGCTCTGTTGGCTCTTCGTCGGGAGTAACGGGGATGTCGCTAAAAGGTCTTTTGGGGGCAGTTACATTCCCGGTATGTTCAACTGAGATATCGGTTGCCGGAACGAAAGGCGGTTTAGTAATTCCTGGGGTAGCGGAAGGACGAATCTCAGGTTTAATACCTGAGAATGTGTCTTTAACCGCTCCGTTGAGTCTGGTCTCATTTAGGATTGGAGACCTGACCAGATCGTGTAACCCACCGCCTAAATCCTTTAATCCCCACCCGACTCCAGCGATCTCCAAGCCCCAATGACCGCCAGGAATCATTCGGGCAAACCCGATTCCACCAGCCATCTTCGCAGCTCCAGTCAGCATTCTCTGGGCAGCTTCTTTTTTAGTTGGTTGTTCTGGGGCATCCTTCGCGATCTTAACAGCATCTTCAACATGTCTCTGAACTGCATCGAGTGCAGCCATTTTCTGTGAAACGGCTTTCTGATCTTCAGGAGCTAAATCTGCTATGGTTTTTCCAGTTCCGGCGGACTCATGAGCATCTAGCAACGTATTCTGCTTCGCCTGTTTCACAGCCTGGAGCAAATCATCGGCAGTCTCAAGTTTCACCCCAACTTCTTTGGCCGCTGTAACGATGGAGGGTTTAGCTAGTTCTTCCGCTGCGTGGTAAGCGGGGACATTATCCGGCATCACAACTTTGGATAATGGGCTACGAGGAGTTGTAGAGAAGTCAAGCTTTCCTGCTGCCTTAACCGCAGGTTCTGCCACAAATGGAGCTAATGCCAATCCGGCTTGTTTTAGTCCTTCCTGGACATGTCCTTGCCCAAATTCTTCACCGGATGCTTCGGCCTGAGAACCAAAGACGGGTAATCCTGCCGCAAGGCCATGACCAGCAGCCTCAGAGATATTCCCCTTCTTAGCAGATTGTACTGCCTTAGTCCCCGAACGGATCATCGAACCAACAACCGGAAGGTTTTCGGCAACTTTTTCTTCCCAAGGCATACCGAGTTTAGCTCTGGCTTCCATTAGAACCAGGTTTTTTTGTTTGTCATCTAGATTTGCATAAACTTTGGGACTTACTCCAGCATATTTTAGGATATCGCTATTCGATTCGAGGGTTTTCCCATAAGTCATTTGCCCGGCCGAATAGAGATTAGTTCCTGAGTCCTTAAAAGCGGGATTACGCCCCGTAGCAGAACCAGAGAATCTAGTATTAGCAATGTCTCCGGAATCTATACCAGCCATACCAGCAAGAGTTCGAGTCATGAAACCTGGTTTCTCTTGTTGCTGTGCTGGACCAATCCCCCAACCCATATCCAAAGCTTTTTTTGCCTCGTCCGGATGAACAGTTAGTTCAATACCCAAAGGACTGGTCATCTGGACTCCTGGCTTCCAGCCTTGTTGCTGCGCGTAGCCCTTCGCGTTCTCAGGAATCTCAGCATACTGACCCGACTTGGTGTACATCTTTGTGCGAGGTTGTTGCTGAGCAGGTCCAAGAGCAAACCCGTAATCCTTAATTGCTGAATCTACCTTCTCATGCGGAAGATACGCATCTTGACCTTCTGGGGATGTCACAGCGATAGCTGGAGAAAATTGCTGCCCGATGGCATCTTTGTATTTCTCTTGTGGGACTTGAGCTAACTTTCCCTCTGGGGAGAACATCGGGACCGAACTGTCTTGAGGATCAGTTATCATTTATAGACTACTCCTAAATCTTGATCCCTCTTTTTGATCTGATCGGGAGTCAACTGTTGACGCGGCGCAGGGGCCACAACCGGAGCACCTTGAGTCTTCTGCTTATCAAACTGAGTCTGAACTGGAGACTGAGGAACAAGTTTTTCAAACGCGTCTCTAGCCCTAGGAGTCAGGAATCTCTGACGGAAGTCATCCCTCCCCATGTTCGTCTTCCAACCCTGTTCCACAGACTCAATCTTTGAGTCCAGGAGTTGAGCCGTCACCCCACTCGTAGCCTTTAGTACTTGTGGACCTAAGGACGGATCCCAATCTGCTTCGTTAGAACCACGTTCTCCAGCAGAACCTCCAGAAGAGATATATGCCTGTGTGATTTCAGGACCAATGCGGTGAATAATAGTGTCAAATACTTTCTTCTTATCACTGCCAGTTTGGACTCCTACAAAGTTAGCCAGACGATTCATCTGCTTGAGAGATCCGTTGTCCAAGTAGTCGATTGCCGCATTAAGAGTAGACAGGTGTCCACCAACGGTATTGATCGCATCAATTTGTTTCCCAGTCCCGCTTGAGTGATTTGTATAGTCCAACATCATTTTGTTTCGAGATGCAAAATCTTTCACATCATAATTCGGATCAACTCTTTTCACCCAATAGTCAATGGCTTGGCTGATCGGGTTATTTCTACCGAGTGGAGGCATGGGAGACTGATAGTTAATAATGGACTTAACTTGATCTCTGATTCTCTCAGGGACATCATTGGACAGAGTTGTTTGCTGTCTCTTAAACTCGGCCTCTGGATCAACAGCAGTGTAGATCGGACTTCCATCAGGTTTTTTCCCGCTTGGCACAAGTCCAAATTTCGCAGCTTCTTCAGGAGCCATCGGAGTGTTTGGAACTGAAACCGAGGGGGCAGGCATCCCAGCACCTGGTAGTGGAGGTGGGGTATTGCTTGCCACAAGTGGGGCTCCCGTACGGACATTAGCGATTGGTTGAGTCAAAGAAGAGGGTGGTCCAGTCGGTCCGGGAGTTACTGCGGGTACAGACAGAGGCGGGTTCCCTCCGGTTGGCGGAATCAACCCTCCACCGCTCATTGTAAACTGTTGCGGGATAGTCTTCTCGTATCGCAAAAAATCAACCATTGTAGGGGGAGTACCGTCAGCTTTCTTATTCTTTGGGTCTGATAACCACGCCTGGGCAGCTTGATTGGCGATCGGGCTATCAGCGATGTCTTTTGGGGTCATACCTGCCTGTAAAATCGTCTGACGTGCATTCGGAGTCCATTCCTCGGGTTTTGGAAATGCCTGTGCCACAGATGCTGGAAGTTGACCCCACTTCGCTGAATAATCTTCTTGAGTCTTAGCTCCCGCCAGGACTGTCGCGGCATTAGATCTTTGCTTATGGGCCGCATCCGCTGCTTCCCCTGGTTGTTTAGTCTGTTGTTCTTGGGTTTTTCTTGCTTCATCCAATTGATCCTTTGCTTGTAGAGAGCTTGCCGCATAGAATTTCAAGGTATCATCATCAGGGACAGTGTTTGGATCGAACTGACCAGGTTGGATCACCTTGTTGTTTTCAAGCTTCTGGACCCATTGTTGGTATACTTGCTGTTTCTTATCTGGGGGAGCACTAAGTGTAGCTTGAGCCGCTTGTCCGATAAGATCAGTTTGGAGTTTTGCATTGTCATAGTTGGTTTTGACCAAGTTAGCTCTCTTGTCAGCCAAGTCCTGAACATGAATTTGATATGCTTGAACTCCCTGAGGAGAAGCACCTCTCTGAGCAGCTAGAGAAATCGTCTTGTCATCATCAGGACGACCAGTCTTTGGGTCAATCGAGTCCAGATAAGATTGACGGAAAATCTTCTGGTCGTTCAAATTCATCTGATTCTTCTGGACTTGCTGCTGCATGATCTGCATCCCCAACATCCCTTTATAGATGTCCAGGGCATTAGGACCAGGTTGTGGAGGTTTCACATCGAGAGCTGGTAAAGGATAACCTGACATTTCTTTCTCCTATGCGTGTTTCTGCATTGCTTGATATAAGGCTAGTAGATCAGCCGTACTATTGATTCCACTACCAATAGCTCCAGTAACCGCATTTGCACTCCCTACATATCCTGAACCCCTGGCAGCGGCTGCTCCTTGAATATCACTACCAATTTGAGCACCAGAGGTCAAGAGGGTGTTTCCTACCTGACCCGAGGTTGCTACCCCAGAGTTGTTTAATTCTCCGGCAGCTGTTTGACCGAACCCAGCCAAGGTTGCATAACGGTTGAAGATATCATTTTGATTCTGTTTGAAGATGTTGTAATTTGTTGAGAACGTGTTCGCAGCTCTATTATACACATTACCATACTCGTTCGAAGCATAATCCTGAGCAAACTGGTCAAGATTCTTAGCTTCTCCTCCGGTGAGTAAATTGCCACGAGCTGCAGCAGATCTCTCAAGAGTGTCAGACCCAAGTCTTAGACGAGCCTGAAATCCTGGGTCATTCTGCTCGGTTAATTGATCTGGGGCTTGAAACTGCTTGTCCCAAATCTGGTTCAAGAACCCGGCAGGTAACGTGCTTTGAGCACTACCAGGTGAAGCTGCCGCTATGGCATTAGGATCTCCACCGTCGGTTTTCGGTACCATCCCCGGTGAACCATCTGCCGTAACCGCTCCCCCCGTGCTGGCTGTAACTGTTCCTGGAGGCCCGGCGTTAAAGGTGCCGATGTCGGGATTCTGGAACGGCACCGTCCCGGGATTCGCATTAGCAGTAGTATTGCCAGGATGGATACCGGCATTAACTACTCCATTGTTATCAATAGCCATCCCTGTCTGCGGGACCATTGCTGCAAACCGATTGACCGGACCTCCTCCAGTAGCCGAACCATCTTGAATTGGCTGACGAGTCCCGCCACCAGTCATATTCGGCCCAAGCGGTCCTAGATTGGGGTCATTAGCTAAAGGATTACCAGAAGAAACCTGAGGAATACCTGTCCGTGGAACTTGTCCACCAGGACTTGCAATATTCGGGAGTGTAGGGGTTGATTGAGAAGGAGTACCAGGAGTCACTGAATTTAAGAATTGAGGACTCATTCCCATCAGGTAGTCCAGCGTGTTAGTAGCCCCAGAACCAGTTCTCAACCACGGCTGCATCCTGGTAATCGAATCTTGATACTGCTGTTCCTGGAACTTTAACGCGGCCTGAGCATCCTGATGCTGTAGATTCGCAGCTTGTAATGCCGCATCTGATTGTCCTTGAGCAGCTTTACTAGCAGCGCTTGACCCGATGATTCCTGAGGCTGCACTTCCTGCTGCACTGGCTAATCCAATGCCAAGTAATGCAGCAGTTGTTCCAATAATCCCTTGAGCGATAGGACGTAACCACAACTCAAACAGAATTTTCATTTGGTCTCCGGGAACGAAGCCATCCAGGCCTGATCCACAAAGTCAGACCCACGCCTGACGTGTTGATGAAATATGCCTTCCTCGATTGCTCCCATTCTTTTAAGGAACACGCGGAAAGCTCGATTATCTGCAAAGAATGCCCACATCACTTTCCTGAAGTGTTGAAAGATCTCTTTCATGACCAATTTTGAAGAATAAAGCTTTTCTGAGGTAGAAATGGTGTGGCCAGGATCAAATACCAGATGCCCAACCCCGATACCATCTCCAATGTTTTCAACCCAAACAGCTCCGACCATTACCCCATCGTTATGGATACAGAAGGTCTTTCCGCCATTCATCCTACATATAGCTTCACTACGAAGAAATTCCCCGAGATTATTCGGGGCATTAGAATCCAATGTCTCATTAGCAAAGTGAGAAAGCCACCCCCACACCACAGGTAGGTTCTCCAAAGGACACGGATGAATAATCGAGATCAATGCTTGACCTCTTGACCAACGAGAGAATTAGCATGTTTAATAGCCTGATTAGCTGCTTCGTGTTGAGAAGCTATCCTCTCGTGTTGATCATCTAAGAACTTTTGGAGTTCATCAGTCGTTCTTACTCGCGGTCCTGTTGGTTCCTGTGCCACAATATGAAAAGTATTCCACGAGCGAGTGTCTGGATCTTTCACATAGCCTGGGCGCACAACGGGAAATTGACCTCCAGACGGGTGAGGCTCAAGAGCAGTTTTAAGACAGTTCAAACACCCGTCAGGACATCCACCACAGTTGACACAAGGATTCCATTCCCCGTGAAGGTCACAACAAGAGATGCAGACGGAAACGATACCATCCGCGACCTGTAAAACTTCAATCACTTTAGTTTTATGATTGGACATAACCTCTCCCTCCTGCCTTACCTCCAGTTCCCCCGGTGTTTCCTCCGCCAGTCTTTGCCGCTCCATTCACTGTAGTAATTGAGCCGAATAGCACATGACCTTTGTCGTCAGTTTGGGTTTGCGGTGAGGTACTCGAGGTATAAGTAACAGCTCCTCCGGCAAAGGTCGAGTCGGATGTCACAACAAAGTTAGGACCTCCGAATACTCCCGGGTCAACCGAACCTGAATTATAGCTCACAGTCGCAGGACTGAATTGGTTGATGCTTGCTGCAATAGGTATCGCAGTCGATATCCCGTTGTTGGATAGAGTAGTTGCCGATGTCGGAGTGTTCGAGACATCCATTGGGACGTTGCGGAATGAATCAACCAGCCGGCTGTTTGTGTCTAGGGCAATAGCTCCTCGTTTTCCCCCTGTCAGAGGAGTTCCAGTCCCATCTGTTAATAGATCTGTATTGGTGTTATTGACATTCGCTAGGCTGACGAGATTCCCTGTGGCATCCACATGCTGAACAGTCGTCCCGATTCCTTCAGTTCGACCTTGAATAGGAATCTTGGAGTTTATTTCTCCGAGAAGTGTAATCGTCTGATTAAGCTTTGTCTGCCACTCCTGGAGAACTTTCTTGAAAGATACAGTCGGCTTTCCATCCTTCCCGATTATCGGGTCTTTAAGCTGATGGAATGATGGGACTGGTAATGCCATTTATTGCAGTGCTTTCAGTTTTATATGGAGATTGTAAGTCATGATGTTTGCAGCATTTGAAGCATAAGCAAAGGCATAAGTGATGTTCGTACTGGACTTCACGTTTAGAAGAACTGGAACTCCAAGTAACATAGTTCCTGTGGTGTTATTGGCTGAGGATTGGGCAACAGTCCCCCCAAGAGTAGTTGCCACCACGGTTAAACTCTGAGTCGTGTTATCCGGATCTGTCCACCCCAAGGTTAAACCGCCTAATATTGATGAAGCCCCCGCAGCAGTAGTAATTTTCGAGTTCCAAGACACCTCATACTGACCTGCGACCAGGGTTGTTGAGTTCAGGTTAGTAGTAGTTATGGCGGCATTTTGACCAGTAAGATCAACAGAACTTATAGTCGAAGATACAACCCCTGAAAGCGGAAAAGTTGCCGATGAGTTCTGTCCAGTTCCTCCTTGAGCTTGAGGAAGAGGAGACGCCAGGTGAGTAACTGTTACCTGATCCGCGGTACTAACGTCTACCCCAGAATGAACGACTTGAGTCGCAGACCCCCCGTTATCACATTCTTTGACTCGATGAGCTGTTGAATCTGCCCAGAGGAAGTCAAACCCGGCTAGACAAGAAGGAGCTGCAATCTCGCTGAGTTTTGTACTTGAGGTGATCGTGCTTAATGAAGTTGACCCATTGAAGGTATTAGTCCCAGTAAAAGCATTGTTTGTATCCAACGCAGCAAAAGTGTGGGTCTGCATGAATCCAACAGTGCAAGCGAGAAACACGAAAAGCATCAATACTACGAAAACTTTTTTCATCATGAGATTTTACCTACTTGCTTCACATACCTTTCGGTTGGTTGGAATTGGTCACCCTTCAGGGTGGCGTTCAAGATTCTCCACGGAATTGGGTCACTGCACTCAATCTTATAGTTGCGATTACGAGAAGCACCCATGCGGCTGGTGATTGCTCTTCGCTTGAAATCTCCAGCTTGACCACAGTTAAGTATGCGAGGATTCACATTCCACGTCCTGGTTCCGTCGTCAGACCAGGATACGATGAGTTGTGGGTCTCTAGAGATCTCTCCAGTTGCTACTGTTTGAATCAGGCCCTGAGCTGTTACCTGCAAAGTGAACTCCATTGTTCCTGCTACGCTAATCATGTCGATGCCCACAGGTTGAGTTATGTCCAAAGCAATAGCTGTAGTTGTGAATCTTTGTTGGGCATCAATTCCTAACTGCCAAGTCGTAGTCAACCCCGGTTCAGTCAGCTTATAAACCTTAGCAATGTTGGGACTCGGAGCAAACCCGAAGGTCTGTCCATCATCTTTGATAGTTACATCCCAAACAGCTCCGTTGATATCTGCCAAAGTCAGTATAGTCGGAATCCCTCCTCCTTGTAACGGAGGCTGAGGACCTAACCCGGCTTCCATTTCCACAGTCAATCGGCTGTAACGATCTCGTTCATTCTCACGAGAGATAGGAGGAGCAATCCTGATTCGATGGATGAGATTTCCTGCATCTGTGACAAAGTTCCATCCTCCGTTTCCATTATCGACAGGAAGGCTCATCTCGTAGATTTTTCCGTCCACTCGGCTTCCTACTAGGTGCCGATCAAAGGCATAGGCGTGGCATCTACCTAAGTGTGCAAGATCTTTTCCGGTTGTCTTATCTCGAAATGATCTCTCGTGCCACATGTTAGTAGCCGCATCAAAAACCCATGTAGTGTTCGCCGTAGGGAAATATACGACCCAGAAAGTGTGACCTTCTTCCTGATATGCCCACCCGATGGCATCTGCAATCGTTGGATACTGCTTCTTCTTGTTCCAAAAATGCTCAGTGGAATGATTGCTTATCCTTACAGGAGTTTGTCCCTGAGCCCTCCAGGCCATTCTACCGCCACGCTCATCTTGACCCAACCAGAAGATCGAGTTATCCAATCGGGTGATGCTGTCGATAGCTCCGATGCCCATCTCAGTCATTGATCCGGTGATCACATCAAATGGGAAGGTGTTTCCGGTGTTCTGGTAAAAGACACCTCTCTTTGCACTAAGTAGAAAAACCTCTCGATGATCACAGATGAGAGAGATTGGAGATTCGGAGAAAACTGAGGCTGCAGAGATGAATCCTGGGTCGGTCCAGTCGGTTCCGTCCAGGGTGACCTGCCATTTACCATCTGTTCTCATTGCAACGAAGAATCCATCACAATAGTCAACCTGTCTAGGTACAACCAACCCTGGGGGATCTACAACTACTGTCCCATTGGGAAGAATACAATACCCATGAGACCCCGACACTACCATCAGCTGTTGAATACCAAAGGAGATGTACGCAGGGTTAGCATCTGCTGCTACCTGCATAATCTCTACCTTAGTACCATCAGCCATCAGTTCCCACAGAAAGTTCCCCGCTATGGCAAAACACCGAGTGCCTGAGTAAAAGATACACCGGATAATTCCTACTCCAAGATCATAGGCGAGAGCCAGTCCAGGAGTTCCGTAAAGAGTCCACTCGTATTTCCCCTCTCCACTTTCATCCCTCTCAGGGTATAAGTTAATACACCTCTGACCATCAGCGCGAGGAGACTGAGACGAATATGTTGGTCCTACAAGACCGAATTGACCTCCCATCACCCTCTCCTATAAGGACCGGTTCTAAAGTTCCAACTCGTAGCTTTTCCGCCAGGCATCCCAACATCTCTTGTCCCTGAGCGAGGTGATTCCACATTGCGTTGCTGAATCTTCAACCTTGCCCTGTTCGCCCCGGCAACTAACCCTGGAGTTGGAGGAAATCCCAGAGAGTGTTCAAGTGTCTCTGCCAGAGTCAAAGTCATTGCAGCCTGATAACCTGTGGGTAAGTCTAGTTGAGTATTCAGATCGGCAACCTGTTGCAATAGGTTTTCCATCTCAAGTTCTACCTGACTTGAGGTTGTTGGAATGGGCCACAGGAAGATAGACCCGTTCGGGACGTTGGGTGTGTAGTAAAGTTTCAGGGGAGTAACTGCCTTCTGAGTCTTGATCGAAGTGGATGACCAACCATCATCGTCTAGGATGTCAAGAGGAACCCTCACAGTTCCTAACATCCAACCAGCATCCCTAATCCCGACTGGGCGTGGTCCTGGGAGAACAAAATCCGGAGCCACAGCTGTGGGGCCAATCAGGGTCGGCTGATGATTGGCAGTGTAATTGAACAGTTGAATGGTGGTGTTATACACATAGAACTCATCACCAGCCCATTCATCCAGGATGAGGTTCATCTTATTGAGTGCAAAGACGGCATCCTCATCCGGGACGGGTTCTCCCGCTGCGATGAAGTTGAACTCAAGATACGCCGCAGCAATGAGATCCAAAATGGCTATGCTCATGGGCTATTCCTCTTTCGATTTCTTCTTCGTTTTCATCTTCGGGACTTCAGATTTAACGGGAAGACTTGACTCGTCCCAATCTTCAACCTGCTGGAGGAATTCTTCCTGCATGTCGTCGTTCAACTGAGAGAAGTAAACCTGGGCATCCTCGATACTCCCCACGCGAAAACCCTTGGACTGAAGAAACTTGACGTGTTTCTCGCCAATATCCTCAAATCCGGTATTGTCGATGTAGGTCACCCCGGGATGCTCTCTGCTCCAGTTTGAGCCGAGTTTCTCTTCCTCATCGGCATTCTTGACGATTTTGGAAGCGGGAACGAGTGTATGCCCATGTTCTTTGACCTTCTTCGTTTTGTGATAGACCATAACAGGATACTCCTCGTGGAGGTACCTGGTTGTGAACCCTTGAGATATTAGTTGAGTCTTCTCTTCTTTGTTTGTCACAACTACAGAAGGGCGGGTCCTGTGATAAAGACGAAGAGGAAAGGTCTTGTTGGCAATCTGTTCAACATCAGTTGATTCTGACATAAATCCTTTCAAAAATCGGGGGCTCCATAGCCCCCAGGGTTAAGGAAGAGAATTGTTAGAACAAGGCCACGTACGGTGCTTTGGCCGTTGTAAAAGTTGTTGGGAGAGTAACAGCTGCGGCTGTGCCAAAAACTTGACCAGTTACTGCTCCTCCGATGATATTGTCATTGACTGCCGTGATTGCATGACGGATAGTATCAGTCGTTCCGTTCAGACCATCACAGACGAAGTACCGGTTCGGGCCAACTGCCAGATACTTGCTGACGAAATTCAGCTTTTGATAAACTGAAGCTCCGGCGGTGGTTGTTCCGGCTACTGCGGAAGTGGCAAGCACGTTACCCGATGAGTCATAAAGGATAATGAAGTGCTTGTTGGTTCCGACAGTAGTCCCATTAAGAACAGCTGCACCAGTCAGCAACATACTGTAGGGGAGTGTAACTTCTGTACAGTAGATTTCTGTGGCAGCTGCTGCGGCCGTACCAGCAGTTTCCAGCGCGGTTAGCGCGGTAGCTCCTGGTTCAGGTGATCTCAATAGGCTGTTCGTAGTTCGTGAAGTTTGGAGCATGTCCCCAGTAACCCATTGACCCCCCAAGCAATCAGAGATCATACCGCTCTGGAACTGGATTCGAGGCAGAACAAGCTCATTGCTTCTGGTACAAGACCCTTGTGGTACACCAGGAGCATCCCCGTACCTACCTCCTGTGTAGAGCGTTAGTGAGGCAGGAATGACAAAAACTACCGCACCACTTTTGTGAGCTGCTACAGTAGTTGACGAGACTCCACGGATCACAGAAACTGAGGTCCCGTTAACAGCCCGGACTTCCACAGCCTCCCTGTCGATGTAAAGATAGGTTTGTTTCGTGACGTCCTGAGGGCTTGGGGCATTGATGTTTGTTGCGCTTGCCACGGTCAGGAGTTGATCCCTGGACGTGCCGTTCAAAGCCGCAGCTAAGGTTGTGTTGGTAAGGATCGTCTGCGCTCCCAAAGGAGTAATCGAGAGAATCCCCACGATTAAAGCGTAGAGAAAAGTTTTCTTCATGTAGCTCCTTATGCGCAGGCCACGCGAACAGCGCAGTTGTCAGGGTATAGGTTTCCGAATCCGAAGAGCATATCGAACCGGTTGGTCATGCGGTAGAGGAGAGAATCCCACTGCCGGATGAAGCTGATGGCAATTCCCGTCTGCGGATCACGGGCGCGAGACGAGACTTCCACAGCTTCCGGGAGTTCCATCTCGAGTCCAACCAGGGCAAAGGCGTTCTCAGTCATGCCGAGGGACTGGAATCCTTGCTTGCCGTTAGGTGCTGCAGTCCCTGGCCACAATGTCAGTGCTGCGCCATTAGCCGGAAGAGCATCAACGTTCTGATACTGAGAACCAGGTCCAAAGATTGGAGGTGAGATCTGAAGGACATCAACTCCACCACCAGCCGCAGTCAGATCCTGAGTCACCACAAAATGCTTGACTCCAGAACCGATGATGCGGCGTGAGACCGGGTTGACCGCGTTGACATTGGCGAAGGAAATGACATCTCCCTTCTTGAAGGTGTCGCCGGCAGTTGCCGTGATGATGATCGAAGAACCAACCTGATTGGCTCCGTTAACTGTTACTGCACCAGCCCAGGTCCCGGCAACATGCGACCAGAGGTTGACTTCCTCATACCAGTCAAACCCTTGCAACCGGCCAAGCTGTCCGTCTTTGAACAGTTTGGAGATATCCGTCTGAGGATTGAACAGAGTGTTTAGGTTGGTCGCCATGTTCGTATTCACAGCTGGAGGAATGAGCATGCACATTTCCTTACCGGTTGCAGCTAATTCTTTCAGTCGCTGACGAGCTTGGGCGAAAGGCGTGACAGTTGTGGGGTTGGTCCCGAGGACCCCGGTCACATTGTTGGTATTCTGATAAGCCCACAGTGCGCAGCGACTGTCAAGCTCGTTCGCCAGCTGCTTCATGATGGGGTCAATGAATTCTCTCTTGATGTAGTCCTTATCACGACCCATCTTGAGAGCCTTTTCCGCAGCATCCCACTCGAAGTGAACTCCGATGAACTGATCAGCGTTCACAGTGGTATGAATGCGGTTAATTGGTTGAGGCTGATAACCGAGCCCGTCGGTAACCAGGAAGCGCTGTGGGAGCGGAACGCGCACGGTACTGCCAACAGGGAAGGCTTGTTTGAACTCCTTGTTGTAAGTCGTGTTGAAGTACGTAGCGCACTTGGTCTCATTCATGAGAACCCGGAGGCTCTCCATGCTGATCCAGTCAGTCAGATCGAATAGGTTGACAAATCTCCCTAAAGCTCCAACGAGCCAAGGGAGAACAAGCAACTTGAAGATCAACATTACTTAGTCCTCAAGACTATTTGAGTCCTAATGCAGCTTTACGCCTAGCTTGCTCTTTGGCGTTCTCAGCTAACATATAAGCTCCAACGTCTTTGTTCTTGAGAGCTGCCTCTGAGGCATCAGCAGTCGCAGATGAACGACCGGATGCTTCTGTCGGAGGCTTTTTGGCCCTCGTAGTAGGTGGAGTAGGAGTCTCTTTCTCAGGCTCCTCAGAAAACTTAGCGATGATGGCTTTGATCTCAGCCGGCTGATCGAGATCGGGGTCCAAGGCATTGATACGCTCTACTTCTCCTTCGATGCTACAGACGTGATAAAGCAGTTCAGCCCCAGATTTGTGTTTAAGAATGGCCCTGTCCAGAGGACTACCCGATTTGATTCGAGCAGCTGGACTGTCCTTGGAGAAACAAACTTCCTTGTAGTCAGAATGTTTCTTCTCAGCTTCATTTACCTTATTCACCCACTCAGTTTCCTGAGCTTTCCTCTGAGTTTCAACCGTAGTCTTTTCCTGGGCGTCTTTCTGTTCTTTCACCCAGTCGGTTTTGAACTTATCCATCGCATCTGATAGCATCTTCTGTAGTTTCGATTCGCTGATCATGCCTCTTTCTTCGATCAGTGTTTCGGCGGTTGCCGCAACGACTTCCTCGTATGAGGCAAACTCTCCTTTGTCAGCTCTTGCTTTGACCTTTGCCACCAGGTCTTTAAGGCTAATAGTTTTTGGTTCTTCCTTCTTCTCCTCAGGAGGCTCAGCAGCTTTCTTTTTCTTCTCCAGGATGTCATTCAGGGCTTGCTCTTCCTGTTGACGTTTCGTGGCAAGATTCCGAATCTCCTCATTCAACTCATTCCTACGAGCCTCAGACCGTGACATCTTTTTGGAAGGTTTCGGAGTTTCCTCCTCCTCTTCCTCATCATCCACAGTTTCCTTGATAGGTTCTTTCTTTACAACCTTCTTGGTTTCTGTGGTTTCCGGTAACTTCCCGCTCGCCCTCCATTCCTTATATTGGTCTGGAGTTAAGTTGGAAAGCGCTTCCGTGTTCGATTCCGCAGTTGACGTAGACTCTTCCTGAGTTAGTTCTTTCTCAGTAGATTCTTCCTGCTGGACTTCCTCTTTTACGTCTTCTTTAACTGGCATACTATCTCCTTCTCGCACGGTTAACGCCCCGGCGGCGGTTTGAACCTATTGAACCGGTGTTGCTGGCTCAGGCTGGTTCTCAGCCTCAAACTGTGCCATACTAAACTCATGGGCATGTTGAGCTGCGAGTTTCGCAGCCTCAAGAGCTGAGTTGTGTATCAGCTCAAGTTCTTTCCACTCTTGCTCTCCGAGTTGAGTCCCCACATCGACTTTGGCCTTGATCCAGGCAATGGCAAGCTGGGTCTGTTGATCCATAGTTTGCATTGCCTGTTTGAATTGATTATCAATGATCTTAGCCTGTTTCTCCTGCACAAGCTGGGCAAGTCTTTTCTCGACCTGTTGAGAGTGTGCATTGATAGCCATGAGCTTCTGTTGCATCCCTTGAAGAGCTTGTTGAGCTTCAGGTGGCATCGGGGCGGGTTGTTTAAACTGTGGAGGAGTTAATCTATCCGCAATCTGATCCCCAAGAGGACCCATATTCTTAGCCTTGACCAGAAGATCAGCGACCAGACCAAACATCTGAGGAATCTTAGCAAGATTAGTTATGAAATCATCCACCTCATCTCGTTGGGAATCGAAGCTTGGTCCTGTCACAACGGTAACATCATGTTCTCCGTTGTGTTCGATGATCTCCCCATTCGGACCCATCGTTAGGTGGAAGAATCCAAATTTCCCTTCTTTGTCCACCATAGCAACTTGACGAGGAGTATCATAGATATCATCGAATAAATCCACCATACAACGATAGCTGTGTTGAAGCGAGAAATCAAAATTCTGAATGAAGTGGAAAGTCCCTTGATCACTTTGCTGATCTAACTTCGAAATGGCCACTCCAGAGCTTGCTTTCGTATCTGCCCTTCCCACAGAGGTATTATACATACCTATTGAGCTCTGGATTTGGCGTTTCATTGCCTCAGCACCTAGCTCTAAAGCCTGAATTGCGGGCTCATACTGTGGACGAGAGGGTGGAGGAAGTGGGGTCCCGTTCTGGTCTGTCACAACATCATACTGAACAAAAGAACGAGGAACCTTATGGAGATTCTCCCACGAGGCCTTATCACTCTTGAATTGACCAACAGCTCCTACAAAAGGAGTCTTTGGGGTCTGTCCCACAACCTCTGCCTCACAAGTACGGTAGTAACAGTAGAGCATGAAGGGATCTAAGGCTCGACGGACCAATGACTCCAACATGCGAACGTCGCCTGCTCCCTTATCCACATAGATCTCTTTCCCAAACACCGGGATTACGGGAATGAATTTCCCCTCCCAATCATTCTCCTCAAGAATCTCGATCCCGTTGGTGAACTGTTGTTTCACCGATGGTACCATAACGTCTCGTTCATGGGTTATGGGATAGACTTTACCGTCTGGAAGCATAACTCCGCTATCCTGGAGAATGTATTTCTTCTCTTTAATCTCAGACTTGAGCATAGTCTGGATCGCTTGTGGAGTAACAAACTCGATCAGGGTATCTGGGTCTTCTTCGATGTACCAATGTTCTCCTACCTGGATAGTCTTATCATCCAACCACTTAGGGGCGTAGGTTTGATGCTCATTATTGAAGTCAACCGTCCTGGCTTTCTTCCATCTCCTCTTGAACTCAGTTTTGGGCATCCGATCGACGACGAAACACCCCTTCTGGTCAGAACCGTCGATCTTCTTAATGAACGGATCCATTAGCACCGAGTTGGGATTTGGGATTCGGTCAATGACTAGTTTCTGATTAAAGCTCCTCTCATTGACATACCTCTTCCGGATGACCCAAAACCCGTAACTACGAGAGGAAGCATTCTCAAAGGCACAGATATAGGCCTGATCAGCTCGACTCTCAAATTCTATGCCACGAATCATGCCGGTAATCCACTCAGCAGACTTGTCATTGGCACCATTGCCCAGTGGAGTGACTTTGGGGCCACGTTTGTTCTGTCTCACATTGTTATTGAGCTGGTTAATATATTGATTGAGTTCATCAGCAGTGATACACACACGATCATTGGTCTCACGATTCTGGCGTTCTGCTGGGTCCCACGGGTCTCCTGCCACAGACTTCATGTCCTTGTTCCCGGCATCCCGTATTGGCCTCCATTCTTCGAGATACGTGTCGTATTTTTCGAGTAGTTCTTTGGTCTCGTCTGTGCGATCTTCAGCCATTTATCACCTTCATAAGGAGAAGAAACGGTTTTGGGGTAAAGTTAAGATGGAGCCTTAGAGCCAGGTAGACTTCTCGTCGTTTTCCTGAGGGGATAGTCAGCAGAAACTCCCGAAGATGAGCATCGTCTTTGACTAACGCACCAAGCATAGCTTCTTTACTCAACCCAGGTCTATTCTTTGCCAGGATTCCAACAAAATCCTTAGCTATCTGCCGAGAAATCTGTTTGTCATTTTCCACGAGTAGCTCTCCTCACGCTTTTGAAACCTGAATGGAGGCGATCCATCTCGACACCTCTAGCAGTTTCCTGGTTACCGTGCATTGCCCCAAGGTTGTTCATTGCCCCATAAATGTATTGTTTTGCCTTTCGCCCCTTTAACCCTTTCTTACGAGCAGAACTAGCAAGTTTTTTCTCGAGGAATTCTGGCATTATTCACCTTCAGCTTCCTCTTCGGCTTCTGCCACATTCTTTTGGGCAGTGTTTCTCGGCTTGATCCCTTTGATTCCGAGGTGTTTTGAGAGATGAGTAGCTAGAGCTGGACCCTCTGTTGAACCAAATACAAAAGGTTTCGGCTGTCCTAAGTAAGGACCGTCCCCAAAGTCCATGTGGTGTTGAACTGAATGTCCACCATCTGCACCAGGGGAAATCTCGATTGATCTTAGCTTTGGAGCCGGGATATTCTTTCTCCCTACCCTATGACTGTAAGCAGAGCTTTTTACTGAGCCCATCATTTCCCTTTCACGCGTTTTAGGCGAGGGTTAGCTTTCTTGGCTTTTGCAGAGGTCTTTCGGGTTGCCGAAGCGAGGATAGCTCCAGCTGCTTCCTTACTGTAACCTCCACGTTTTTCAATAGAGGCCTGGACTGATTTGAAACCTGGATGATTTTTCATTGTCTATCCGCAATCACACTGGTGGTTGTAATAGCTCCAACTCCACCGGCTCCGATATTAACCACAACGTTGTTCCCCGGAGAACCACACAGAAGAACGGCATTGAAGAAATTGATTGAAGGTCCAGCAAGCGTTGCAGAGATGGTTCCTAGGTCTAATACAACGGTTGCTCCATCTGAAACAGTCAGGGTGCTAGTAGCCGCAGCCCCGGTTGCCTTCACTGCGATAAATCTAACACACACTCTAAACCCCGCAGCCCCAGTTAAGGTTACTACTGCCGCAGCATTAGCTCCACTAACTGTAGGTGCTGCATTCAGAAGAGTAGCTCCTTGTTGAGCGGTATAGCTAAGAGGGACTCCGGCAGTAGAGGTAGTGATTACTCTCCCACTAGAATCTAAAGCTTCTCCCAGATTTGTAGCGAATGAGGCAGAAAGTTCAACTACAACAGTCCCGCTGGTAAATGCTGAGTTTCTCACCCTCACATGCGTGAATCCGGCAGTCGAAGAGACCCAGGTCCCATTAGTCGTAGAAGATGTTACAGCCAACCCGTTTGGGACAGGAAACGAAGTTACAGCTACCCAAGTGTTACCATTATTTGTCGTCCCTTCAAACTGAACAGTTGCTACCCAAGTACCTGAGATATTGATCCCAACACTCTGTGTACCAGGGGGGAGTTGAAGAACTACACAGTTGAAAGGAGAAGTTGTAGAACAGGTTGATCCGGCGGCCCCCAAATTTCCTGTCACGTAGTTCGTAATCTGTCCGAAGGCAGGCAAATACAAGAGAAAAAAGAATAAAAGCTTTTTCATGCTTTCTTCCCCAGTATTGACTTAACTTTCTGCAATACCTTCTTCTCGTCTCCGACGACTCGAGCCTCAATGTTTCGAAGCAAGTCCATCTCTGTGTCCTCCAGGTTGTACTGGAGCTGGTTTTCCACATGAGTTGTGATTGAAGCTCCTAGTGGCAACAGGACGATGAACAGTATAAATGCCGGGAGAGGACCTACCCGGAAGTGGATGCAGGTGTAGAAGAACAGAATCAACAGTACTCCAATGATGATGAATTGAAATACTGGGTGTAGTTTTTTCAAAAAGTTCATTTAGTCTCCTTACCCCCAAGCACTTACGATGCGAGGAGGTTTGCTTTCATGGCTTTCTTCAAAAGGTTGTGTGATCATTCGATGAATACCGGATACTACCAGATACCTCATAGCATCCATCAAGTGATCATTCTCTTTCACGATCTTTCCATCCGTGTCCCTCTGGTAGACTCGGTATTCCAACAGCCAGTTACTCATGCTGCGGAACACCTTGAGCCTACCAGTGCTCAACCGCTGCCACACAAGATAAATTCCTGATTCTACAGCATTTACAGCCTTTGACAAATCCAGCCCAAGTTCAATGTAAGTCTGCATCAGCCGAATGCCATCTTTCTGTCCCCTCTGACGAGCTGCGGGATCAATCACTCCGGGTATCCACGAGCCACGAGCTCGGATTGCTGTAGCGTGGACAATAGGTTCTGCCTGACCACGATAATGTTCTGATGTCAGGTATAGAATGTCTTTTTCTCGGTCTAATGCACCCCAAAGTGCAGCAGTCCGGTTCCACCCAACATCCATCCCATAACCTTGAGGGTACCAGGTCGGGATTGGAAAATCGTTCACCAAGATATCTTGCTCAGGGACAGGATAGATAGCTCCAGAACCTAACTGAGGAATTCCTTTCGTCCTGGCGTCCCTCTGATAAGGAGGAATCCCAGCGAGGAGTTGAGACTTCGCTTCCTCGCTGAGATGAGGTACATCGTCCCACGTTGCGGTGATGACAAACCTGGACATTAGCTCTTGGTTTCTTCCTTACGGAGCTTGACTTCTTCTTTCAACTGCTCGTCGGTGATGTTTGGTTCTTCCTTCTTGATAGCTTCTTCCAGCTTGTGGGCTGGGACTTCCTCTGACGGAAGTTTTCCTTCGGGAGGAATCAGAGGAACCTCTTGACCAGATCCCTCAGGAATCGGATTCTGTGCTTCTTCTGACTTCTGTGGGATCTCAACTGAGGATGAACTTTTCGGGTTGACGAGATTGATACTCGGGATGCTGATAACATCACCTTTCTTAAGAGTTTCACCGAGATTCCGCCTCTTATACTCGGCGACGGCATCTGCGTAATAAGGATGCATTGCCAGGAACTTGTCAAACTCCGCATGATCTTTGTCGATGTTGTGAACTTGCTTGACGTGGTTATGGGCTTCACCGACGAGTTTGACAATCTCTTCGTCGGACATCAGATGAATATCTTTAACTGGGCTCATTATGCTCCTCTCCTTGATAAAATCTCGTAATGATCTTGTTAACTGAACCGTTCCTTTCAAGTTCAAACTTCCTTTCCCCGTGAATATCCCGGTTGACATTTATTCCTCTAAGATGAATATCGTGTAGGGATGCTTTGAAGTTCTTTAGTCTTGAATCCATCATCAACCTTTGACGTATTGTAGAAGGCTCAGTCCAGTCAGCTTTCGGGTCAACATAACCAAACCCGTAAAGTTCATCAACTCGACTAATCAACTTAGACTGATTTCGGAAGTCATACTCGTTGATCACGGTAAGAGGAACAGAATACCTGAGAGCATCCACTGTGTGATCTGACTCTCCTATCCCAGTCACCTCATAAATCACTCCAGTAGGAGTCGAGAATCTGTCACCGACTTTAAACAGTGAACCAGGTACACTCAGGGAATGGAGTTGAGGTGCAAAGCTGTAAGTGCGGAACGGAAAAACTCGGCTTGCCACAACCAATCCTGTGACAGCACTAGCTCCAAGCAGGAAATTCCTGCGGGTGATATCGGTTTCTTTAGGTTGAGAGAAGAAGTTACGAAACGGTTTTAATACGTCCATGAGTCAATTCTCCTTTCGGGGTTCCAAAATTCTCCATCTCAGGGCTTCCAACAGCTCCTGGGGTGGTAGATTCGTTCATGCCGAGGAAATCCCTCACAATGTCGGTCATTCCCTCAAGCGGTGTAAAGGTCAAGATCATAAGTCCGTTGGCTTTGCCAGGTATTACAGCCAAGAGGCGGAGCAGACATTCAGTGTAAATCTCCCTGTCACACTCTTCATCAAGCCAAATTACATCTTTCTCAGTTCCCTGAAACGATTCTCTGCCCTGCTCATACGATTTTAATGTGAGAATCGAAACCTCATGAGCTTTTTTGCTTCCGGGGAAGGATGAGTCTCTTGTCACAGCAGCGTGATACACATAAATGGTCTCGATGGCATCTGGCATTCCAACTTTCCTGGTCAAGTCCTTAATCTTATCTCCAGGAATCATACCAGTACCAAACTGACCAGGCATCCCTAGGAGTTTCGGTTGCAGGATTTCCAGGTGAACAGTCTTGGAAGTATCACCGGCAGCCCAGCATCGAGTAGCATGGCTGAATCGACGGCCAGGCCACCAGGCTGGATAATCACCGGTCAAGTGAAGTGCCATCTCGTAGGCGCCCACACCTTCCGTTTTTCCCACACGGTTAGCGGCGAGGAAGCATCTTTCTGTGTGTGGCTTCCCATCACAACCTGGAGGGCAGGCAGGACTAGGCTGATGTTTTCCTCCTGCGGCAAAAAACTCCAGGTGTCTGGGGTAGAGTTCTCGGCGAAGCGGTCCCTCGTCAGGGTAATAAGTGTCGATCTTACGATGCTTAGCGCGGAGAGTGACCCGCTTTCGTTGCTCATTAAGCAAAAAAGCATTCAAGAACTCCAAATCTGTGGAGTGACTAGCCAAGCTCAACTCCCTCCGTCAACCTGGGTTGTTGAGTGACTGTTGTGTCCGATTGATCACCATCAATAGCCGATTTTTTCATCAATGCGCGGCGGATCCTGTTCGCCAGGACCGACAGTTGCTGGTCTGTCATGTTTTCAATATCCTCAAAGTCAAGCACGAATTTCTCAGTAAACATCTTCAAGTGTTTGCCAAGGAGCTCGCATCCTTTAAGCACAGCCATAGCGTCAAATTCAACTAAAGCCATTGCCTCGCCGTGATCTGGGACATGGACTAAGATGGGAATTCCTTCCCGAGTCCTGACAGATTTGAGAGATCTGCACCGTTCCACAGTATCACGGATTGTCTCAAGCACGTAGTCACTGTCGATCTGTAACCGCTGAGAGCGCCGTTCCATGCGTTCCTGAATCTCAAGCTGAATCTCAGGTTTATTGAGATACTTGCTCCCCTGGCGTATGGAGATGTCCACAGCCTGAGCAGCCTCTTTCACAGATAGATTAACCATGTAATGGTCGATGAACCTGCTGCGCTTGGCATGAGCTGTGCCGACCTGATCATCATTGATAGGATTACGCTTGCTCAACCTGCCAGGCTTGCTCCCGTATATCTTACGGTTGTCCCCGCGTTGTCGTCCAGTTTTAATCACAGGCACATTCTCTCCACTCCTCACAGCTGACTGCCATCGACTCAAATTCCCAGTGTTTAAGCAACTGTTCTCTTTCTTCCTGGTCTTCGGCAATCAGTTCAATGTGCATGTCCTCTCCGTCCTTAATAAAAAGAGCTTTCATGTGAATTACCTCGCTGTGAACTTCACTCGGTCCAGGTAAAGTTTGTGTGGTTGAGCCGCCTTGTTTCCGTCCAACTGGATAGCACAGTTCAGCATATCGGGAAGCGACAGGTGTGGTGCTGGAAAACTCTGCCCCAATACGATCCGTGCTCCGTTCAAAGTGAGCGCATCATGGTAGATGGTTGTGTTGTCTCGGTGCGCCTCGAATACAATGTGGTTCCACTGCCCCGGAGTCCACCGCTGGCAAGGTTGTCCAGTGGCGATCCATTGCTTTGAGTTTCTGTCCCATACCCGCAGGCGATTGCCTCCGAAATCAAACTGGAATCCCGGATTGAATCCGAGTCCAGTTATGACCTGCTGGATGTCCAGTTCTACACAATTGGATGCCTGGGAAGAGAACATGTCAGCAAATAAGGCGAAGAGTTCAAACGTGAAAGTGTTCTTGGATGCGTCTGCTCCTAACCTTTTGTAAAAGTAGGCATTGGCCCACGGATCCTGTGGAGTTATCCCCAGCCAGGCACTGTTGGTAGATGGGATAGCTTGGCTCGGTATCATAGTTGCACCAGACCCTGGGGTATTGGCTGCTGTACCTGGTGCCACAAGCCAAGGAGAACACTCGAGGTCTGGGAAGACAGACGTGCTTCGAGTTAGGTCAGCTGCTTTCTGCAGCAGAAGAATTGCTTGGTCTTTCTGATTCAGTAGGTCATCGACGGGTTGTAGAATAGGGTTCATACAGACTCACTTGTGAGGATGGTTTCCTCGTCTACGAAAATCACGTTGGTTAGATCTCTAACTTTCATTATTCTTGACAGTTTTTGCTACTCAGTCACGGCGCTCGAGCTTCACCTTTCGTGTTATATTCACCTTTCGTGTTGTATTCACCCACCCCCGAATAAAACCTGAAAGCTTTCGTGGTGTATTCGGATGGCACGAAAGAAAAGCAAAAGTACAGAAAAAAATATTCTTTTGTTCGCCATTGACAAATAATCCTGTTATGATAGGATGTATATGTAACCTGATACATGAAATCACGTTACCCGCCCCAAGCGGAAATTGACATAACAGGAGATGACATATGAAATCCGAATCTTTGACCACGAAAGACGTCGCTGCGAAATTCAATATCACCGGCAAACAATTACGCCGCATTTTGAGATCCTTCGAACGCTACGCTGATGGAAAATACACCCGTTACCAACTCGGCAAGCGGGACATCGAACAGGTCGCGAAACACCTCGCTCCCGCAAAACCCGCCCCGAAAAAGGTCAAGAAAACGAAGACCACGCCCCCGGTCGAGACACCAACCGAACAAGCCACCGCGTAACAATACGGGGGAGGACATCAAACTCCCCCAACCTTTTTCGAGGAGTAACTCATGATCTTGAACGTCACGATAACCAAAACCAAACACAAGACAGTTGAACTCAATATCGACGGTGATCTGGATGACGGAGTAGTAATGACAGAGGAGGAGATTGATTTAACCATATCCGAGATCAAAACTCTCCTAAACGATTTAAGGAGATCCTCATGAAATGCACCATGCTCAAACGCAAACTGCCAAGCGGTGCGATCGCATATTCACCATACGCGGAACTCTTACACCGAGTATGTGATGCGGTCTGGGGGACTTTCACGAAAGGACCAAGATGAAGAAGAATGAGATTGCAGTGGGGAAGGTGTACGCCGTTAAGATAAGTGGTAGGTTGGCTCCTGTAATGCTGACCTCTGTCTCTCAGTACGGAGGCTGGTATGCTCTTAACCTCAGAAGCAAGAGAGATGTTAGAATCCACACAGCGGCGAAACTCAGATTTGAACTGACCAAGACCCCGACGGGAAACTGGATGAAAACAAGACTCTAACCAACTGCGGAGGGTCGAGACTTCACTCATGAAGGATCACTCTCCGCATACATGTGCCCAACCTTCGGTGTCTTACCAATCTTACCCCTCTGATCCTTGATCGGATACCGCACCAACAACCCGTGACTGGCCTGCCAGGGTCTCTTAACCCCTTCTCGGGGATCAACGGCCAACCGAGGAAGATCAAGCCGCGTCGGGTCTGAGCTGGATACACCTCTTAGCTCTTTCTCAAAGATTTCTCGTTTATTCAAATCGGGCCGTACTGCCAAATTTTTGCGCAGAGCTAACAACGCAACGGTCTTCGGCACGTACCGCGTGCTCCCATCGACCGATCTCACAACCCACCTGGCCACTACTTCGGCTCCTTACCAAGAAACTTAGTCCTGGTCTTGAAATAACCTAATCCCGTGGTATAATTATAGAGAAGTTTCTGTCTCAGCTGACGCGTTGAGATCTCTTTCCACAAGTCCTCAAGCCACAGATCGTTAGATCCGGGCACTAAAGGATTGGAGATCCAGCGGATAAGTTCGTTGATTCGAGCGCTCATCAGATTAGTTTCGAGCTCCGTTGGTGTTTTGGAACGGGCCACCATATTTGAAACTCTTTCACAACACAATCCGGACCGAGTTACAGACAGAAACAAGCAGACAGTTAATCCGAACCTTACAAGTAAATCTTACGTGTAAGGAAGATCAGAAGTCAATGGTTCTTATTCTTACCTAAAACCAACATGATCTTTCGACCTCTACATGTATAAACACCTTCCTTAATCCCTCTCTACGTATAAACAACATCTTCTCGCGCACGCGCGATATATGAGTATTTACCGATTGAGTACATGCTATCCTACAACATGCATAAATACTGGTTAATAAGATAAAAGCAAAGTCATTATACGCTTCATCAGACGCTCCATTGGACATCTCCAAAACCAACTCCAGCTATCACTCATCAACAAAGGAATTGTATTGACTAGGTAAAAACTAATCACTTATCCACTTATTGGAGTAGAGAAGACCAACAAACTTGCGTGATTATAATCTACAGAGTAGTTAATGGAGATGTTTAATGAAGTGTATGATGAAGTGTATGATGACTTTCTTTTAATCTTATAATATGCATATTCATTGACTTTCTTATATACCGTATGTTAATATCGTATTTCTCTTATATAAGCACAAATTATATGGGAAAAGGAGATCATAAGAATGGTTAAAAATGGTATATTGGTTGAAGTATATGAACTATTCAGTCCAACTTCTAATAGTCGGACAGATTTTGAGAAGCGAGTAGTTTACGTGAAAGACATAGACCTAAAATACTCTCCAGTAACCCTTGCCAGAGCCCGTAGAGCTTTAGGCATTGCCACAGAACGTATTGCCGGCAAACCTGCATGGCTGGCACCAACAATTGCTCTAAATCACGCTATCAAGGGCAGCATCACATCACAAGGTGTAAAGTGGGAGAACCGTAAGGATCGGATGGGGGAGCGTCTCACAGTTGTTCTCAAAGAATTTTTGTGTCAACAGGGCCTGGCTGCGAAATGTTCAACAGCAAAGGAAGAACTCAAGGCCTGGCGTATTAAGAATGGGACTGGTAGAGGGTTTCCCTTTTATGCTTTCTCCCGAGCTGTTAAAAATCTTGAGCTTGACAAAGTTGACTATGAGGGGGCGAAGTATTACCTGCTTCAACACAATAGCAGTAGAGATGAGGGAGTAGCTAGGGAATTTGAGGAATTGATTTCCTTTATAGATAGCTTATTCTCAAGTCGGAGAGAAGTATCTGAGAAAGAGATTATTACCTCTGGTCAGTCGGGTGGAAATTATTACCACAGGGTGGCAATACTCCAGGCTTTGAAATTTGGGTATAGGCTAAATGAAAGAGGTATGTGGTGTGACGATGGGGTTAAGAACACACAAATTAAGCACATGGATAAATCACTTGACCCCTCAAGGAGATGGAAATGAAGCCAGTTATGATTGGTGAAACTGTTTGGGTTAACGGAAAGAAAGCTATAGTAAAGTTCGTTAACCCAGATTCGATTTTGGTAGCTCCGATTCGGGGGGGTGTGGAGCAAGAGTGGGTTCTCGTAACCAGATGGGACACGTCATCTAAACCTGACCTTCCAATTGAAAGACAGGGTCTCTTATGAAGATCAGGGTGGTTAAGAAATACTATGCCTTAGTCAAGCATCTTTCCAACGGAGCACTTCGAATTGAACCAGTAGAAGACGACGAGATGACCTCATGGAAAGATGTAAATGAGAAGATAAGAGAGGACAAGGAAAGGCGTGTGCCGCGGGCGGAGTCGTTTCTGCGCTCACTTAACCTGCATACACCAGGAGTAAAAGTACCAGACCGCCTCACGCTCTTACGACTGGGGGCAGAGTCAGAAGTATACGCCGGGCCAATGCGTGAGGCAGCTGTACGGCTCAACATGCTGCACGTCGTACAAGTATTAGATGAGGAGGAATCGTGAGACTAAGCTCAAGAGGATTAACTATCACAGATGCTCCCACATCTACATATAATGAGATGTTGGGTAAGAAGAAAAGATATGTCAAACGTGAGAGGGAGAAGCGGATATCAGCAGCTTGTCGCAAAGGCAAGCATGGCCTAGCGTGCTTAGCCATCAGCTCCTGCAACTGTGCGTGCCATGAGGTAGAAGAATGATACTGAAAGAATTAAGGAAGTTTCTCCACTACCTGTACCACGAAGACCACACAGAACTTGCCCGACAGTACAGGGAAGGAGCTATGGGTAAGTCCTCCGGGTTTGAGTGGTATACACCCATTGATACAACAAGACTCGATAGGTTCGCAGCAATGGCTAAGTCAGCAGATCTTTCCCTCGAGTTCTTTAAACCTGTAACTTTGAGGGCCAGGATAAGAAGGATGTTTATACATTGAAGACTAAACTAATTCTTTGCGGGACATGTTGGAAACTTGTGGGGATAGACCGAAGACAGGTCAGGGTGTTAGCTGTACTGAACCTGTGCGGGCCCAGCGAGAAGAGCAAGTACCCGCATCGACCTGGCGGGAGATTTGCGAGGAGGACATGATAATACGAGAATCAGTATGGGAGAAGATTAGGTCTCAGTTTACAGAATCCGAAAAAGAACATCTCAGGATGAACACGGTCGGAGAAGTAGTTTGTCCTAGGGGTTGGGTAATTGACGAAGATCAATTACCGAAGGAGTTGAAGCGTAAGATAAAGACCGTCGCCATTGACAAACACGAGTGAGATCTTGTATCATGTATTATGCGAGGTAATATGAAACCTGAGTTTTTGAGGTCATTTAAAACTTCAATGAAGGAACACCCTCTCACAGCTAAACAGAGGAAAGATGTTTCACTTATCACCGAAAGTTCAGAGGACAACACCTTCGGGGTTGTAATACATACAGATCCCAAGGATAAGAAAATCACTCCTCTCGGAGTTTTGTGGTTCGATGATCAGAACTGGAGAGCGACAATGGGATTTTGCTGGGTAGGAACTTATAAGAAACTACAAGATGCTATGGACAACATCATCATAGCTTACTTCGGGTAAGATGTGCGAGGTAAAACATGCATTGGATCTTAATTCACAACAGGAAGAATCTCGAAGGGGTATTTACTGATAGAGAAGAAGCCGAGGATTACGCGGTCAGTAAGTACGGTATGAATCTTGACCAGAGCAGAAGATTCAGGACTAGCCTAGTGATCTCATTGCCTCGCGAAGGAGTAGTTGAGATCGTAGCTTGTGAGTGTGAAGACTACAAACACGAAGGGGAGATATAGATGCTCCCTCTTGAACACATCTTCGAGTTGCACAAGCAGGGCCTCACGACAGGTAAGATTGCGCTAGCGATTGGATTGCCTCGTAACCCGGCATCTCGCCAGCGCATACGGACCATCCTGAAAGGTCCTGAACCACGTAAACCGTCTCATCTTAAACCTGACGAGCCACAGAAGTTTATCCACCAGTACGGTGTAGATAGCAGCGTGAGACGCAGCACAGGCCATAAATTCCAACCTAAGCGTAATCAGGAAGCAGAATTTATCCTCCAACAGTTCGCACGATACGAATGCAAGTTTAAGGATAAGGTCCAGGAATGGTTGGATGAGTTAGATCTGGAGAGAATCACACCAGATGAGCTGTTCCGCCTCAGAGACATGTACGCAAGGAAAAGGAAGATATTCGGATGATGGAAACTCTCGAGTTTACAATCAGGATCAAGAAAGAAGAATTGGACAAACTGGTTAGTGATGAACTTCGGAAAAATTCTAAACCTGAAGAGTGTTACACCGCCTTGATTGAAATGTTTTTGGAGGATAAAGGATTAAACTCTGCACTCGTGGTGAGGATCAAGTGATCTACGGTATCGTCGGAGCTGAAGAAGCTAAGTTCACACCTGAGACCGAGAGTGATGCAAAGACTTTGCTCATTCGGTTGATCTCAGACCCTCGATGCACTGGAGTCGCATCTGGTGAGTGTCATCTGGGAGGAATTGATATTTGGGCAAAGATTGTATGCCTAGAACTTGACAAGCCGTACTACCCATTTCCACCACGGCACCTTGACTGGAACACGGGATTCAAGCCTCGCAACATTCGCATTGCACTGAAGTCAGATGAGATTCACAACATCGTACTTGCTCAGTATCCGCCGGATTTCAAAGGTAGAAGATTTGATCAGTGCTACCATTGTAACTCCACAACACATGTGAAATCCGGAGGTTGCTGGACAGCGATCTACGCCAGGGAGCATGGTAGAAAGGCAGTGTGGTATATCTTATGAGATTAGCTTGGGTAAAAACGAAAAAGCTTAAAGATCTCCCCGTAGGTTTTGGCTGTTGTGAGGAGTCGGACGAGGTTTCTAGGGAGAGTGAATGTAAGATTTTAATTGTTGATCTGGATGATATAAGGAGTTGTCAACTTACCTCATGCTTCTTCTGTGGAGCTACGGGAGAGGTGAGGAAAGGTTTTAGGGTGGTTGGAGAAGAAGCTCAACCCTTCGGGGAGTATGTGTTCGTGGATGTAGTAGACATAGCAGAAGGAGAGTTTGATCCAAATTGCAAACCTACTGAGTAAAAAGTTTTAGTTCTCCATTGACAAACACTATGCAGGTCTTTTATGATATTGACATAACAGGATTTCGTAATCCTGAATCTTTGATAACCATCGCACCTCGGAGTCAAAACGGTTAAACGGGACCTTGAAACGGTTCGAGGCCGAGGGAGATGCGACAAGCTACGGCGAGAGGAATTTGTATCTGACGCTGCGCAGGCACGTCGGAGGAAATATCTTTCCTTCCAATTCTCAAACTATGCGACAGGCCAATGGTCCTGGACCGCGCAAAGAAATTGAGAAGCGGAAGTATCGCAAGTTCTACATCTATGATGCTGTGAGTGTGACACAGACCGGATGGTCAGGTTAATTAACTTGACGCACGATTGCTCTGCACTGGGTACGACTCAGTTACGGATCTCATTTCTCGAGGCAGGTCAAGGTTCCCAAATCTTGAAAAGTCCGTGCGGCAGGATGCCATCGGCACCACACGGCGTGAATCCTAGATTCGACGACATAGTTCCTGAGGCACATACGAACCACCAGTAAAGCCACGTATGTGAGTAGAAGAAACGAATCGTACAACGGTCTAGGTAGTAGCATAAGTTCTGTGCATCATGGGAGGTTAAACTATGAAGATTTCTTTATGGAATGTGGGGTGTGATACTCCGGTTGCAATCTATACAGAATGTCAACAGGTTGAATTTCTTACGAATAAGACTCGTATTACTCGTAAGGATGGTACTGTAACTCTAACTGATCTTAAAGTTATAGTTGAAGGTGCGAGTTAATCTCGCATGATGCACAGAAGGGACTATGTCTCATGGGAGGTTAAACCATGAAAGAAAAGATAGATAGTTTGATAGTTCACTACAACCGCGGAGGCTGTACGGTTGATGAATTCTGCGATGGTGTAAGAGAAATCGTTGAAGAATACGAAAAGACGCCAATAACCGAAAACCTGTCCGGGTGACAGGATGCGAGTTAATCTCGCATGAGACATAGTCGCAGAGGGGCAGGCGAGCACAGCTCGTCCTGTTAATGCAACATGTCAGTCCCAAGTTCTGACAAAAAGGAGTTTTATGAAACGACCAATAGTTAATGCGGCATCTACCGACGGTTTTCGGGAGATGGAAGCAAAGCCACTGGCAGTTTGGAAATCTCAATTCCCCGATAGGATTATGGCAATCCACAACGCAGATGAGGTTGAGGAGACATTTTCCTCGCCATTTCCTCTAGACCACTGTTTGTTCGGTCCATCCATTGATCCGGAAAGACCGGATATGGTTGAAGATAAGGAAATTCTTTTCGATCATGTTTGGATTCCGATTCGAGTTCTATCGAAAGAAGATCTTGTGGAGTTATCCCAGAACTGCGATGAGGCCTCGATTGAGAAAGTCGGAAGAATCAATTACCTGAAACTGTGGTGGGATTGAGGAGGAATATGCCATTAACACCTGAACAACAAGCTAAGGTAGATGAGATTTACATTCAACTCGGTAAGTTGAGTTGCGAATTTCAACAGATAGTTAATCCTACGGAAGAAGATTTGATAAGGGCTATTGATCTGCTAACCGATGACCCATACAACGATATTCAAAGCATCGTGACATGGGAGGATTCATTAGGTCAGATCATGATTCTTCAACAGATCCTTGACGATCGAGAATTCGAGTGGGAAGATGAGTAAGAAGAAAATCGTAGACGATTTCTGGTGCACCTGTCCTGAAAAAGATCAGGTCCCAGTACCTTATGATTACAGGCCTGCAGTTCAAACTCACGGCTTCGAATGTGCCCGATGTGGGAAAGTTATCCAGGTTGGATAAGGAGAAAGTAATGCCAGCTTATTATGACGACAACTTTGGTCAATACGAGATTGAATCTGAGGAAGACGTTGAGTTTTATCGCCAGGTTCAAAAGGAATCTCGTCCAACAAAATGCCAGGGATGTGGAAGAACAGTTCGGCTTCGTCCTGGGTATGGGTATTGCAACTCTTGTGCAACAAAGAGAGAACAGGGGTTAGATATATGAGCCGCTGGACACCGGAACAAAAGAAACGAATTGATGAGATTCAGGATCAGATAGCAAAACTTGCCGAAGAGTTTCGTGCTATTGTCAAGCCGAGCGAAGAAGAGATAAAGGAATTACTTGAGGATGTTCAGATGAACCCAGAGGTTTACACCTCGTACTTTGAAGACGATGACCTATTCATCGCAGAGAATGTGTACCAAGAGGTTGTAGCCAGGGAGGAGAACTAATGCTCTGTGACAGAACCCAATGTGTAGCTGTCGCCTCCAGGATCGTCAACGGGGAATACCTGTGTGAATCGTGTTTTGTCAATCACTTGAACAAAGGGTTGGTTAAACCCAACAAAAAGATCACCGTAGAATTCTGCATGTGGTTACAAGACACTGAAGTATTCGAGATGTTTGTCAATCACTTGAACAAAGGGTTAAAGATAGAAAATTTGAAGAAGGCAAAAGGAGCAGGGAGGTGATCATGCACCGGCAAGGTAACGCCTTGCTCCGCGACTTCTATCGGGTTTTAGAAATCGCGGAAGAAGGAGCTACTATGGCAAAACTTACTTTGAAAGTAAACTGCGGTTGTGGTTTCATAGCAACCGAGGAAGCATCATCCACAGACAGAAATCCAACTACAAATGTGAGGAAGATGCTGGTAGAGGCATTGAATCACGCAATAGAAACAGGTCACGGCCTGGAGTTACATGGTTTAATCAAGAAGGAGCAAGTATGAAGCCAGGTCGGATTCTGTTGCTTGCTGGAGTATTCATCGCGCTGATATGCTTCTGGTATGTTGCAGTCTGCGCACTAACGGAGGCAATGTGAACAAACCACTACCAGACCACGGTGGTTCTAATTACCCGATGCTAGGTTATGAGTACGGAGCAGATGGTAAGTATGACAAACCTCGCCACATCAAGAACGACGGGCAGCTTCGTTGCTTCTTCGTTGATGTAGTTAAGCAGGCCATCAAAGAGAAACGTGAGATTAGAATCACTAACATGATGGATGAGATGCTGTTCCACGCAAAAGACGGTCGAATCCTGTTCGACGGTAAAACCGTAAGGAGTTAAAAACTATGACAACCGAGCAAATGGATAAACTTGAGAAGGAAAAAGCTTACCTTGAAAAGAAGATTAAAGAGCTAATCACGTATGGGGATGTGGAGAACTTTGACCCGGACGCCGACACGTATGTGGACATTGCAATCTCACATCTTCAACTAGGTTTAACTGCTATTAACAAGAGGCTGCTCAACTATGCCTGACGAAAAGATTCTGGAAAAACTGGGCAAGATCAAAGCCCACATGGAATCGGCCCAGGAGATAGGAAGTGAGGCTGAAGCGCAAGCATTTGCCACGATGCTTCAGAACATGCTTCTAAGACACAAACTAGAGATGACCGACATTCAATACTCGTCTCATCTGAAAGACGAACCAGTGGAGGAATCCACGGTCGGAGACAGTGAATATTTTTACAAGGGAAGACAGAGGTTCTACACGAAATATCCCGACGTAGAAGTTACGTCCCGTAGATCAGAGTGGGCAGAGAATCTGATGCGTGTTATCTGTGATGCACACTCGTGCAGTTTTATGGTGTACAAAGCTAGCAGCCAGTTGTGCATTGTAGGTAGGAAATCCGACGCTGCGATCGTTGAATATTTGTTCATTATGATGCACAGAGTTGCTGAGAAAATGTGCCACCAGGAGTATATGAAGTTCCGCCGCCAATGCAGGAAACAGGGTGGAGACGACAAGTACTTGGTAGCAGATCTTCTGTCACAGACTCACGGGTTCAAGAGTTCTTGGCTTTCAGGTTTCACGACTCGTCTTGCTCAAAGGTTTGAGGAAGAAAAGAAGAAGATGGAGCAGAGCAATTCAGGAACTGCTCTGGCAAGAATAAACAGAGAAGCTTTAGCTGTTCGAGAATATTTGAAGAATCGTGGTGGAAAATCAGCAAAGATCCTAGGTGGTCGAGGAGACTTCAATACGCTTGGGTACCAGGCAGGAAAATCTGCGGCTGATCGTATGAACCTGAAAGCGAACGCATTCGAAGGTCAAGGAGGAGAAAGGAAGGAGCTGGAATGAACGTAAAGTCGAGAGGTGCAATGAGCATGGCCATCAAAGCATTAACCGAAGCCATGTCAGTTAAAGATAGAAAGGAGTCCCTGGGGAGTCTAGATGCCGCATTGAGATTCCTGTCAGACGTGATCTTCCTCGAGGATATCCACCCATTGGATCCTGGAATCACGATAGATATTATTCCTGTGATAATCCAGTTGAAGCTGGCGTCACGTGGTATTCAACTTTCCAGGGGAAAGGACTTGTGATGAGGTTACAAATCGGAGAACGTCGTTTACCCACTGGTGAAATTGAAACTCTTGTGGGGAGATTACTATTCATCCTAGATTTTCTAGAGGACGAGAATGAATGGGTTAGGGTAAGTCCTGAAATATCAAGTGCCATAACAGAATTAGAATCTCTGATTAAGGATGTGAAAAAGTATGAAACCAATGCTAGCAAAAGACTGGGACCCAAAAAGACAAAGGTGGCCAGTTCTCGCAAGTCCAAAAATCGACGGGATTAGGGCTTTAAATGTTGAGGGAGATTTGGTATCACGTCGATTGAAACTAATCCCGAACAGGTGTACCTGGGCCAGGTTCAGCAAACCTCATCTCAAGGGGCTGGATGGAGAATTAGTCTACGGGAATTTCCAACAAACCACAAGTGCCGTGATGAGCCATTCGGGAGATAATCCTGTACCGTGGTGGTTGTTCGACAATTATCTGGTCTCTGAGACGTTTGAGAAGAGATTAGCTTCTGTCGAAAAGTTTTGCGGAAGAGAAAAAAATCCTCTGATGAAAGCAGTACCCCACATTCTTTGTGAAAACGAGGACGGGTTGCTTGAGTTCGAGATCCAATGCCTAGAACAAGGTTTTGAGGGGGTAATGATCCGAGACCCGCTCGGTCCTTACAAATTCGGGCGTAGTACAATTCGGGAGGGTTGGCTCCTCAAGGTCAAGAGATTCCAGGATGCGGAAGGAGTCATTATCGGGTTTGAAGAACTAATGCACAACTCGAACGAGGCTGAACGAGACGCTTTAGGTAAGATGAAACGGTCAAACCATAGAGCTGGTATGGTACCGATGAACATGCTCGGAGCCATGCTTTTGCGTATGTCAGATGGCGTTGAGGTGTCCTGTGGTACTGGTTTCACTGAGATGCAACGTCGAGGATTTTGGAGACCTGACAAATTGAAACAGCTGATGGGGAAGACAGTGAAGTTTAAGTATCAAAAACATGGGACCAAAGATAAACCCAGGCATCCTGTATTCCTGGGATTTAGGGAGGATTAGGATGGATTGCTATCTATGTGACCAAGAGATTGGAGACTTTGACAACCCGATCTTTGTACTACCCGACGATACAACAATAGTTTGTCGTTCCTGTTACCACAATGAGGAAGATGATTACCCCGACCTGAAATCTGCTCAGTTTGATCCTGACATGGTTTCAGTAGAAGTATCAGACGAATATTTCAACGATTTGGAGAACTAAAATGCCTAAGATGAATCCGCACGATAGCTCAGTTACAACTCACCACGGGTATGATGATAAGACTGAAGAAATTCATCTTACATTCAAATCCGGTGAAACTCACGCCTACAGGACCCCCAAAGAAACCTATGATAAATTCTTGCAAGCAGGTTCTAAGGGGAAGTTTTTCAACCAGAACCTTAGACAACTTCCTTTCAGAAGGGTGAGATGAGGTGCTCATTCTGCGGGGAAGATCATGAAGGAATTTGCTCGGAGAGAGTGAGGGTTATGAATAAAACGATAAAAACTAACCTAGCGAAAACGGATCGTCCGATGTGCGCTATCTGTGAGGTTAAGGTGTCCAAGTTTTCTTCGAAGAAATTTGGCCATCTCTGTTCCGACTCATGCTACGAGATAGCTCAACGAGGAGATGACCCGTCAGTCCCGCATGTGGTAAAGAATCGAAAGGGCGACCTGCATTTCATGCAAGGTGAAGTACGATTTCCTGTCGATTACGACCTGGACAAGACTCTAGGCGCAGGAACTTACGGTCATGAACCATCTTGTCTTGACAAGCTGATGGATTCACAGCTTGTGGCGTTCGCCCAACTAAACAACATCGTAGTTGATCCTTTCGTTAGGTATCTCGTGGAGTCTCCACTTCGAGGCATAGTTCAACTCACTTGGTACCGGGATTTGGGTGTAGCTCATGACGATGATTATCTGGTTAAGAATCAAGAGAAACGAGTCAGACAGTATATGCAAAATCTTTCTGAGTACAAGCCAGGCGAGGACGGGGTTGGGGTGAAGAAAGTCTCAGCTAAGCAGGAAGCAATGCACAAGTCCTTCAAGACCAAACCTGGTAGCTTCAAACTGGCGGGAGGAAGAGAGAGACAACTTTTCGAGGTGATACATGAACTTTCGAAGGGTAAGAATCCTGTACCATTTCCTCAGATTGTTGAAGCTGCTGAGAAGAGAGTTAAGACGAAGCAAAACATTGAGAAGATAACGATTCGGTTCCTGAAAGTGCTGATCGAAGCAGGAGCCGTGGAGGAGATGAAATGAAGAGCTTGTCAACTAGTGATATAACAAGAATTCAGTTAGCGGTGGATAGGTACAGAGAAAAAAATCCTGAAGCTTATAAGATGGACGACGACGTTGAGCTGGTAGTTCAATCTTTAGACAGTGCAGGCATGTACGGTTCTCTGGCTGGAAAATACGGAGCAAGGTTATCGAGAATTAAACAGATTGTTAATCAAGAATAAAGTTTTAACCCGCCATTGACAATCTGTTGTAGAAGACTTATGATAAAGGAGACTCATGAAAAGGCCTGAAAAATTCGAGCCTCAAGACGGAGAAAAAGTCCTGGTTTGTCCTCATGTCGGGGATGAGACTCGCGTGTTTGAAGTAGTACCTGATACTCCTCTTTATCCCAAAATGATCATCTGTAGTGAGTGCAAAACAGAAAACGATGGGAAAGATATAGACCTCACTGTGATTATCTGGGGTGAGCAGGGAGAGGGTTTCAAGGAGGCCACAATCCAATGAGTATGGCATCCGAGTTGTTTGAGGCCATTGGACGGGGTCACCAAAACTCGTTGACCTTGTGGTCTAAGAAATTTAAAGTTCCCCTTCCTACGGGAGGTGCCTGGAAGGATAGGGTGAAATTAGCGACCGAGTTGTTAAATAAACCAAAGGAGGCCACTATGGCCGTAAAGACAGTAGCAAAAGCATCACCCAAGTCGAAGAAAGTTGAAGTCGAGGAAGATGAGGAAGAAGAAGTAACCACGAAGAAATCTTCCAAGAAAGAAGAGAAGTCCACCACAATCGGGAGTAAAGAAGTTGCCGACATGCTCGGAGTCTCTCCCGCTTCACTGCGTCGGTATCTCCGGGCGAAGGGGCACAACACTGACGGGGAATACGCCCGCTACGAGTGGGAACCTGACAGTCCCCGCCTGGCCAAACTGTTGAAGGAATTCAAGGCCAACCAGGAATCGCAGGAAGCGAATCGGGCCGAGAACTTGAAGAAAGGCCGTTCTGAGAAGGGCGGGAAGAAATCTTCGAAGAAGGTTCAAAACGAAGATGTTGAGGAAGAGGAGGAAGAAGTCGAAGACCTGGACTAACGAGAGCTGAACCAAAGAAGGGTAGGGTCTTCGGGCTCTACCCTTTTCAATTTAAAGGAGAGAATATGGAACTAACAAAAGAGATATTTGAGTCCTGTGTCTCAGAACTTAGAAAAACCCACGATCATGTCCACTCCGGGCAAGGAGTAGTTGAAAAGAATTTAGAAGTACTGAACTCTGGAGGAAAGATCGGTTGCCCTATTTGTGATACGGCATCTGTAATAATGAGATCTAGGGAGATATCCGAGTCTTTTGAATTCGTAAATCATCTCATGCTTGGATCACAGATAACGGGTCTGGTGAAATTACTGGGTCTCGAAGTTCCGATCATGGCATCTCAAGCTGGAATACTAGCTTTGGGGGTGATGATTGGGAAGAAACTGGCAGAAGTTGAACAGGTGGAACGGCTCCGATAATCAACGGAGTCGGAGGTCGGATGGGCGGGACTTCTCCTGACCGCTTGAGTGGACTTGGGTCCGACCTCCGACTGCGGTGACTACCGCTCACAGGAGAATCAAATGGCAAAGGTTGAAATCAAAGGCAAGCAGTTGATCATCACAATGGATATGGACGCTGAGCCTCAACTCAGCAAATCACAGAAGAACCTGGTCCTAGCTAGTACTCACGGTAATGAGAAAACAACTACTGAGTACAAGGGGAAACAAATCACAATCGGAGTCAACGCCTACGTGAAGGCGTAGTTACATTGGGAGGGCGTTTTGACTTAGCGTCCTCCCTGTTAATTTGACAAATATGACTGTACGAGATGGTCATTTAAGGCCACTAGGTTTTGATATGAGGCATTTCTGAGTCATGTTACATGTCATGACATGCCAGACATAAAAGGAGAACTGTAATGACCGATATGACTGAACGGGCGAGAGATCTTTTGGAAAATATTCTGAGAAATGATGTTAAGGAAAGCGATGGCGCACATTGGGAATATCCCGAATCGGAATTGCAGGCTCTTTTAGAAGCTCTTACTCCGAAAGTTGTAGCGTTCGCCGTGGGGCAGAGAGAATCCCAAGAATTGTCGAAAGTAGAGGCGCGCGGATTGGCTGCTGGGCTGATTGATTATGCCGAAGGCCGCGTGAAGTCGCTTGATGAGATCGAGCGCGAGATTGGAATTGGAGAATGTGAAGGTGGTTCGGCTATAGGAGCAAAGGCCGCGCAGGGAATCGCAGGCACCCAGCCTCTTTCCCCGATTAAATCTTCGCTCAGCAATGAACATTCTCCAATAATTTCGCCAGCGGGAGCCGAGCCGAGCGCGGAGCAGTGGCGCAAGCATAATGGCATTGGAAAATTCTTTCACACGGCTGAACGCGGAATCAGCGCGGAACACCCAAACGGGACTGACTATATAAGTGCAGATGAATTTGCCGAAGCCTACGCCGCGCACGTCACCAAGGGGATGGTGGCGGAACTGCTTTCAGTGCGGCAATTAAAAAACAAACTGCTTAAATCACTCAGCCGCAAACACAAGCAGCAGGGCGAACGAGCACAAGAATTAGATAAGCTGAAGCGTGAAGCGGCTGGTCTACGGGAGCAGTTGGAGCGTCAACAGGAATGCGAAAAGGCGATGATCGAAAGCAACCAGTGCAACTTTGAACGCGCCGAAGCTGCCGAGACACAACTGGTCACGGCGTGGGAAGCGTTGCGGGATGAAATAGAATCCGCCGATAAAAGCTCATCGAAGAGAGTAGTACTTGAAGCATTTGCAGGAAAGTTGGCCGCTCTTGGCCCAGCCAGGGATAAGAAATAAGATTATTGACAAACATCCTAATCTTGATTTACAGTATTGATATGAGTACTAATTCACGGTACCGGAAGATCATCAAGCTTAGAGAAAATGACCGTTTGACGTTTGAGGAGATTGGTGTAAAGTTGGGAATAACTCGTCAGCGGGCATGGGCTTTGTACCGTAGAGCTGTCAATAGGTCTAAGATTTCCAGGACCAGTACCACCCGTCAGGTTTCTTTAGCGACTTAATGCCCAAAGAATCTTTCGACCCGAGAATCTGTCTAGTACTAACTCCCGCCTTCTTTGCCTCTCTAAAAATCTCGTCTGTGTGAACAGGTGCATCCAAGATGATTTGTTGCAGGAACTCCTTGACTGAATCTACAGCAACCTCTTTGCTTTGAATAGCTTTCTTGTTCATATCGAAATCTACAATCCCCATCCATCTTATCTTAGAAGACCTGACAATCTCCTCGCCTTTCCATTCCCTAGCTTCTTTAACAGTCTTAGCATTACGCACCTGATACTCTAGAGCAGGAGGCTTTTTGGATAAACTAGATTTGATGGAGTATATTACCCTAGGTTTTGTGGGTGAGTCAAGCTCGGTTACGGCTAGCACAGACCTAGCAGCTCCTACAATTCCTATTGAGCCACCTATCCTATAGATCGTGCTTGAATCTTCCTTCTTATTCAAATGGGCAATGATTAAGATGCATACTTGCAGTTCTTCTGCCATATCCTCAAACGGGGCCAATACCAATCTCACATCTTGGTCTCTGTGAGAATCAGTTTCTTTGGACAAGAAAGCATTCAAGGGGTCAATCACCACAATCCTAGCCCCGCACTTGCTGACCTTGTCTTTGAGTCTATTGATGTCTCTGGGGAAAGTCATATACCTCTCACCGTCTTCAGTATTTACTCGACGGAAAATCTCGACTCTAGCCAGATCAGCTTTGCATGAAATCAATCGTGGAACGATGGTATCTTCAGAGGCATCCTCAGCAGATGCAATAAAACAAGTTCCTTTTCCTGTTCTTTGTTCTGAGAGCGGGAGGAATGTTCCCTGAGTGATGCGAGAGACCAGGTCAATAGCTATGGAAGATTTGCCTAACCCGGGGTCACCTGCCAGGACAGTTAGTTTTCCGGCAGGGAGATATTTGGGCCAAATCCACTTAGGTTGCTCAACCTCTACTGTGTTAGCCCTGACTCCGATGAGTCCCATAGGTAGATCAACTTCAGGTTTTCTGTTGCTGAAATTGACATGGACAGCTCCATTCGGTTCAGTCTTGTAACCATTTCCATTGGAATGTCCGTTCCTCTCCACCTTAAGAAATGCAACAGCTTTTTTAATAGTTCTTTGGACATAGTCATCAAAGTGTCCTGACTTTCGTTCAGCCGCATGATGCCCTCTTGGAGAATCTCGGAACGTGGAATATACGTCTTCAGGTGAGTGTCCGAGAGAGAGCAGGGAGGTTATGGCAGCGAAATCTTGCCTTGAGAAGTCACCCGAGAAGTTGTTTCCACCGACTCTAAGCAAGGCGAGAGTTTTAGCAGGAAGATTTGTAATGATTCTTCCACGTTTAATTTCGAGGTCACTTGATAGGTTCTCCTTGAACTCATAGATACCCATCTGTTTGAAGTCTTCTAATCTCATATTAACCTATCAGGGCAAATAAGCCCGAACGGAGCGGGGTGGGTTGTACTTGTGGTTCAAAGTATTCGGAACACGGAGAATTCTTGATACGTCTATTGCCCCGTCATCTCCGTCAAATCTTGAAACTAAGCCACGATTCACAGCCTCGATTTCTTTCCATCTTTCTTCATTCTGAACAAGCAGAGGACAGTCTAAAACCCAATAGGCATGAACTCCAGTTCCTGATTCCACAAGAATACTCGGTTTAGGTTCCATGTCCAGTTGTGATATTTGCCTCTTATCCAAATCTACCCATACACATTGAACTCTCATACAATCTTTCTTTTTACCTGAGTGATGAGATGATCGAGTAGCCACACCAAAGAATATATCGTGTCTGCCCTCTTTCTGGTATTGATGGACACGGTTGATAAACTCTGGGGTGGAAGAAAAGAATTCTGAGATCATTTTACCTTCACGTTGGTCTTTCACACGAAGCTCTAAAGTCTCATTCTTCATGAGCCGTGCAGGCCATACACGAGCAAAAAACTCGGCAGAGGTTAAAGTAGTCATGGTGAAACTACAATAATAATGGATATTGGGTTAGTTTGTCAATAGGGTCTTCAAACTTTATTCTAATAAGTAGTGTGTTTGCAACAAGTTACTGAGTTTTTAAAAGTAAAGCTTAGATCATCTAAAGAATATGGCCATTGACAAACTTAATAGGGATTATTTAGCATAATTCTTCATGAGTTATAACTACACGAGAAAACCAAGACCAGGTCAGTTGGCGGCGTTGAAAAAGTGGTTTCGAGAAAAACGCCTATTACTTTGGGCAGACCCGGGTGAGGGAAAGACGAAGGTCGCACTGGATTTTATCGGAACGATGATCCAACACGGAAAAGCCCAAAGAGCCCTGGTCATTGCCCCAAAGACTGCCCTTGCTGCTACGTGGGAGGAACAAATTGAGTTAGATTGCCCCTGGGTTAAGTATGCGATTTTCCATCCTGATTACCCAGAACCTGATTGGTCACTGCCTCTCATTCTTACAAGCTATGACTTCGTGAAAGTTAGGAGGAAAAAGTGCCCGACGAGGAAGAAAGGATACAAGCGAGACACCTCCCGCCGAGACATGTTGGTCAACTGGGAACCGGACATTGTGGTAATAGACGAAGGACACAGAATAAAGAATCCTCATTCCCAACGAGCTAAACTGTGTCACAGATTAGGATTAGTCTGTAAGTATGCGATTGACTTGACCGGAACCCCGAAAGGCAACAAGAGAATCCTAGATCTGTGGAGTCAATTTCAATTTCTCGTCCCAGGTCTTCTGGATCCGACTTTCGGGGATTACAAGGACAGGTACGGTATCAGATCAGGGTTTGGTGGTTTTAAAATAGTCAAGTTTCGCAATGTCAAAGGTCTAAGCAAAATTCTCGCGCCATATATAATGAGGATAAAATCAGAAGGTTTGCCGGAACAAGTCGATATCCCTTATCGGGTCGATTTAACCCCGAAAGCTAAAGCGATCTATAAGCAAATGGCCATACAGATGTTGGCTGAGCTTGAGGAAGAGAAAGTTGTCACAGCTCCTATCGCTCTTGCCAAAATGATTAAGCTGAGACAGATTGCTGGAGGGTTCATACGGACAAATGAAGGCGAAGACATTGAGGTCCATAGGTGCAAACTGGACGCACTCCAAGAAATCTGTGAGGACTTGAAGGAGTCTGGAGTTGAGCGAGTAGTAATCTTCGCTGCATTCCATTGGGAGATTAACAGGATACGAGAAGTCCTAGCTAACGATTGGGCCACTTACACACTCACAGGCAAGAGCAAGGCTATGGAAAGAAAGCTAGCTGTGAGCATGTATAACTCGAACGGTGGAGCCTTAATTGCTCAGTGTAGTACTGGAGCTGAAACACTGAACCTCCAGGCAGGTAATTACTGCATTGATTATTCTACGGATTACAGCTACACTAACCACGTACAAAGAAGGAAACGAATTCACCGGATCGGACAGACCAAAACCTGTTTTTACTATCAGCTTCGGGCCAAAGGGACTTTAGATGCCGGTTTGTACCGAGCATTCGGAGAACATCAGGAAGCAAGTGATCAGTTTGTAAAACTACTTAAGGAGGTAAGAGAACAAGTATGAAGAGTGTATTGCAAGAATGGGTAATGACCCTTCCTCTAAGGTTTCAGGGTACTTTACTCACAGCTGTGAGAGGATGTGATGAAGAACCTAAATCATGGATGAAGACTGGGGTAGCTTATTCTCAAGGAAGAAGAGTTACCGCTTTCATTCGATTCTGTTTCATGAACCCAGCAGATCCTAGAGAGGTGGGAAAAGAAGAAGGAGCCTTCTTCATGCCTGATCCTCCGTGTCCATTTAAGCCTTCTGAGTTCGGTCATTTGCCTCAACATTGGTATTCTCACGTGATGCACGCGTTAGAAGTTATCGGGTATCAACATCCTAACACGAGAACTAGACAACAAGCTTTCGAAATGTACCACAGGATGGTAGAAAATCTCCACTTGAACATTGAATCTGAGTCGAGACAGTGGGAACGTCTAACTGAAGATCGTATTGAGAAAGGAACGGTGGTTTCATGATCGGGATGAAACCTATGAACATTCTGGAGGAAGCTCAAGAGGCCACTTCTGGTGAGAGACCAGATTCCTACGGACACCCCAAAGTGGCTTTTTCGAGGACTGCCGCACTCTGGTCTGCTTATTTGGGTATAGAGATTAAATCGGAACAAATCCCAATGATGATGATACTGTTAAAAGTTGGGAGAGACTTACACAAACCAAAGAGAGATAATCTAGTAGATATTGCGGGTTACGCTCGAGCTAGAGAAAGGATGAATGAACAATGAGAGAAGAGATGTACAAATCAGCTAGTGAACTTCTTAAGGCTTTGACAGAGCTGGTTAAGATTTTCACTAAAAAGATGAAGGAGGAATCGAAGTGAATTCAGATTGGGATGAGGAAAGATTCTGGAGTAGAGTTAATAAAACTCCAGGTCAAGGTCCCAAAGGAACTTGTTGGACCTGGTCTAATGAAAATTCATCTGGGTATGGGATGTTTGATGGAACAACTGCCCATCGAGTTTCTTGGATTATATCCAGAGGTTCAATACCAGGAGGTTTATTTGTTCTCCACCACTGTGATGTTAAAAGGTGTGTTAGGCCTTCTCATCTATTCCTAGGAACTCAACAAGAAAATTTAGAGGATATGACTAAGAAGGGGAGAAGAAATCCGCCTAATGTGTCGGGAGAGTTAAATCCTCGACACAAACTTTCTTTCAAACAAGTTCAACAGATAAGAATGCTCAGACAGTCTGGTGTTGATGCTAGACTCTTAGCCGCGGGGTATGGCATTACCAGAACTCAGGTCTACAACATAGCCAGACGACATAGTTGGAAGGAGAATTGACATTAATATTCAAGATTTTGCCATTGAAATTCCTCCCGGAGATATGCTTGAGACTATTTTCAGTCATCAACGTTCTCTGATGCTCAAATACCATGAAGTAGAACAAACAAACCTGGGTCGGGAGCTTCCTCATCCAGAACACCTGGACTTTGACGACCAAGCCAGTCAACTTCGATTGAAGGAATTTGCCTGGCGTATCACGGAAGAACTAGCAGAAGCCACGTCTTGTTTCGGAGAAGAACTTCACTTGCTTGAAGAGATGGTAGATGCTCTTCACTTCGCTGTGGAGTTTGACCTGATGTGTGGATTAACCCCAGAAAAAATTATCCCTTATCAAAAGTCTGAGACAGAAGGGATAATGGACTTGCTTGAGGCGATCTTCGCCAAGTTTCCTCCTATCCGAGCAAATACAGACGGGACTGGGAACCCGATCGATATAGTACCGCTTCATGTTCTGACCTGGAGAGCCGTGGAAAAACTCGGGGTGGCCATGAATTGCTTGAAGAATAAGCCGTGGAAAACTACTCACATGGGGACGGATAAAGCAAACTTCCTGTTCGAGGTGATTCAGTTCAACCATGCTTTATTTGCTCTGCTCTCGAATGTTGGATTCACCCCGAAAACTTTAACTCAGATTTATCTAAACAAGAATGCGGTCAACCAATTCAGGATCAACAGCAAATATTGAAAGGAGAACATGAAGAATAAAGAATACCCAAAGGAAGTATTAGATGCTCTTGAACGAGATGGTGGAGTTCGTATCAAAGGAAGTGAGGCCCGAAAACGAGAGGCAGATGGGAGATTTTGTTACGGTGCTTCATGCACTTGGTTCGGCTCGATTCACGAAGTTAGTTCAACAAAGAAGCATCCACGGCATCAACAAACAATAAATGACGGGCATGATCTACCATGCTGCCCTATTTGTGGTGGGATGCTGTTTGAGATGAAAGATGAAGGAGAATGGTGGGAAGGTATTGACCTGTTTGAGAAAGGAACGTATCCACTTCCAACAGCTCACCCTCATCCAGGATACCGTAGAATGTGGGAATGGCAAAGGTCTATGAAAACCTGTTTCTTTCTTGGAGCTCAAGGCCTGGACTTACTTCAGGGAGCTTATTGGAATGCAACTGGGATTCTAGTGGACGTGAAAAGATGATCATACGAAGATTTATGGATGTTAAAGATGCCTGGCATGGGTTAGTCAAAGAGCTATCTTTCCCTAAACTCTCCACAAAATCAATAGTGGAACCTCTTCGATGGGGAGTTTGTCTTGGGTATCCTGACCTTGTAGAAGTAAAGATCGAAGATGCTCTTCTGGACGACAAACTTCACCTTGCCATGTCCAGCTACACAAAATCTCGGTGGACTCGTTTTCTTCGCCGGTACTTCAGGACTGACTTCAACGATTGGATTAAGGAGGCGTATGATAAGCTCTCGAAATACGACAGACGTCCCTTTGTGGCAAGTTACTCTATCAACCTTAACCCAGAATCCAAGATTGTCGGAGTTGGAGCACACGGTGGACACAACTATGGAGGATGCCTAAGTTCTTTACAGATTAGAGTTTGCCCAACTCCTACAGTGATCCTGTATTCACGAGCCTGTCAGATCGACAAGATAGGTTTCTTGGACCTGGTTTTAATTCATCTTGTGGCAAAGGAGTTGGCTAGAGTTGGGGAATTCAAGAAGGTAAAAGCTCAATGGGTGATTTCTCTTGGATTCATCTCTGCTGTGAGTCAAACCTTCTACACGACTGTATTCAAGATTCCTCTGGAAGGCCACTCGCTGGAACGACGCATCAAAGTACTCAGGTCGAACCCTGAGTCCAATTACGGGCCATTGCAGCGTCTTATAAAACGTAACAAGCAAATGACAGAAGACGGCGTGATACCCGGAGCCGTACCGGTTAAAGAGTTGAGCCTGGAGTTCAAGCTTAGCAGAAAGGAACAGAAGAAGCTTGATCTTGCCGAGTTGGAGCAAGAAGAATTCGGTGATGCAGAACTTGAAGAACTTTAGTCCATTGACAATCTCCATAGGGTTTATATAGAATTTATCGAAAGGAAAACTGATGCGTTTTTACCGCGACTTTCCAGAGGCGTTGAACGAGCTTCGCCGTGAGCTCCGTGAGATGGGGGTGAAGTTACACACAAAGAGTGTCCAGAATATGGACATCTCTAATAACCCAGATTACGAGATGCTTGAGATCACAAACTATGCTTACGTAGTCCTTAAACCTGAAATTGCCCTGATTCCTCTGAAAGATGCACAATGGTGCCAGGAAGAATTCGGAGAGAGGATTTCAGGATTGCCCTCAAATCCTGGCTTTGCCTACCTTCTGAGAAAGGAATACTGGGAACAATTCTTTTCAAAGATCAAAGGGAATTCCAGGAATCCTGTAATGGATTATAGTTATCCAGAGAGGATGTTTCAGCAACTCCCCAGCATAGTATCTGCCTTGAAGAAAGACTTGTACACCCGTCGGGCCTTTCTCCCAATCTTTAGCAATAAGGATGATTGGGCTGAGGATATGGATGTGAGGATCCCGTGTTCTCTCGGGTATTGGTTCAGCTACCGCCAGGACCAACTAAACATGACTTATCTGCAACGGTCCGCGGATTTCAGCGAGCATTTCAACAACGACATCTGGCTGGCTGCTAGATTGAAAGATTACGTAGCAGAGAAGTTGGGTGTTAAGTCGGGGTCGTTCACACACTGGTTGGGTTCATTGCATATTTTCAGTAAGGACGTGAAAGGAGTATTCTAATGGGGCACCTAGAAGATGATCTGGATACAGGATTGGATAAACAAAGACGAGAAGGGCATTCTGCCTTAAGAGTGGAAAGAGGTAAGATGACTTCCTATGATCCTCACCCTGGAGTTGAACATTCTTTGCCAGTTAAGGCGAGAATGAGCAGAGAATTTGTTCTGAGAGAAATTACGAAGCTGATTTCCACCAGAGGAACTTGTTGCCGAGCTCAAGTGGGGTGTGTGATAGCTCGACATGGTAGAATCATTGTCACAGGATACAACGGTTCTCCGCCAGGAAGGCCTCATTGTCTAGATGTAGGATGCGAGGTATTTGATAATCACTGTACTCGCACTACTCATGCTGAGGCTAACGCTATCGCATTTGCAGCTCGTTACGGTATCTCTGTAGAGGGGTGTACTCTATACACATACGGGTGGAAGAAAGGAATTTGCTGGACCTGCCGGAAACTCGCGCTGTCTGCCGGGATTGTGGACATAGTTGAGGTGCCACTTGGATCTTGATGAGTTGAAACTAGCCATGGAAACCTTGATGAGGTGTTCCTATGAAATTGCAAATATCCCCATCGAAGAAGTTATTGGAATGATGAACATGGGACCTGAGGATCCTCCTTTCCTTGTCGAGAAGAATGACATGATGAAACGAATATTTGAGGAATGTCTGAAAGTTAAGAATTTGATGGTTGAAATCCAACCTCAAGTTAATCGAATCAAAAGACTGGAGAAGGAACCGATCCATCGTGCCTAATCGACATCCTGATTCCGATAAAGTCTGGACTGCACTCCGCAACCCACAATGCCGAGAGTGTTCTCTGTGTGAGGAGAATATTCCTGACAAAGTCTGCTTGTTAGGGGACGGTCCAGTTCCATGTGAAGCCATGGTCATCGGTGAAGGTCCTGGAGTTCGTGAGGCAGATATTGAGATTCCATTCTCAGGAAAATCTGGGATATTGCTACGACGTACACTTAAGGAAATCGGGCTAGACCCTCGTGAGATTTATATCACGAACACCGTAGCCTGTCGCCCACCCGGTAATAGAACTCCCACTACAAAGGAAGCTAATACCTGCTCCACTCTTTATCTGTTAGATCAGGTAAAAATGGTCAATCCTAGGGTGATTCTTTGCCTTGGAAATGTGGCTGTAAGGTTTGCCAAAGGAAAAAAGGAAGCCGTTACGAAAATCGAGGGATCACCATTCAAATACAAGTCTACCTCGTTTCTTCCAGACCCCATCATGTGTGTTCCCAGTCGGCATCCATCTAGCGTTCTTCGGGCCGAGGATACTCGGGAATTCCCATTCATCATGAATAGATTCAGAGAGAATTTAATTCTGTTCAGGAAGATGTTAAATCCTGGGCCTAAGAAAGAGTTTGAATTCACTCAGAAACCGACTAGATTGGATCCTGATCACAAGTATGTGTATCTGGACATCGAAACGAATGGACTGAACCCGTTTCGACCTGAGGCAAAGATTCACTGCGTGTCTACCATTCAGAAAGAAGACGTTGCAGCTTTTATGTTGAGGAGAAAGAAGGTATCAAATGCGAAAGGGAACAATTAACAAGTTCTTGGGAGGAGATAACCCAGGGAATTTTACCCACCGAGATTTAAATGTTGGAGATATCGTTTTTCAAGCTTCAGATCCATACGGGTGTGTTGATAAAGAACATGGTCAGGCAATAAAATTCTCAGATGATAGTCCCTATCCGTATTACGAAATTCCTTTGGGGGTAGTTGACTGGTCATGACTCGAACTGAGTACCTTAAACAGGTTGTTGAGAGATTTCCAATCATTGCCCATCGAGGTACGTTCGAAGGCACATGGTTTCTTCAACACCTTGGAGTAACTCCTCGAATCTATCACGACACCAAACTATGTGCTTACCTCAAAGATGAGAATGAGCCGTCTGGCCTTAAATATCAAGCTGTGAAACTTCTCGGAGTTGAGCCTTGGGATGAAGAACAAGATTTCATCCATCCTAACCCAGAGACTCTGTTACCTTACAATGCCAGAGACTCGAAGTATGGTCACAGGCTTTATCGTGAACATGATCTTCCATTCTTAAAAGCCAACCCAAAGATTGCCAAGTTGATGAGGTACGTACTTCTTCCGATGGAAGAGGTTGTTATTGAGATGATCTGCAATGGGTTTCACATCGACGAGAAAGCTGCAAAGGTAAAGCTAAAACAATGTAAAGTAGAGATGGAGCGGATCAATAAAGAGATAGATAAGATCGCTGGGTATCATATCAATCCAGGTTCTCCGAAGCAGTTGGTCAAATTCCTGTATGATAAGAAAAATGGGTTAGGTCTTAAATGTCACATCAAGACTGCCAAAGGAAATCCGTCAACTGGGGAAGCTGCGATGATCCGTTTGAAAGGTGAACATCGAGCTACAGATCTAATTCTTGAGTGGAGGAAATGGCAAAAGTATAAAGGAACTTATCTTGTTCCGTGGATCAGCAAAGGGCCTGTTCTCCACGCGAGTTATGATAACACCGGGACTGATACTGGAAGGTTTTCCTCGTCGATGGTCAAAAACAAGAGGCATGAGAAAAAGCTCGGAGCCGTTCTGCATCAATGCCCAAGAGATCCACTCATCCGAAACCTCATCGTTCCGCGAGGAGCCGTACCTGTATATCCCGGAGGGTTGATCATTAACCCCAAGCCAGAAGATTGGTGCATACTCTCTGGAGACTTGTCACAGGTGCAACTCCGTCTGGTAGCTCATGCAGCCAACGACCCTACAATGATTAGAGTATTTAACTCACTTGAGTGCAAGATCTGTGGATTTCAGATTCCGATAAAAGGACCATTGAAAGTCGGAGACCCTTGCGGGAATAGAGGTTGTGACGGTATCATGGAAGAAGGAGATATCCATTTTACCACAGCTAGGTCTCTAAAACCTTATGGAGAAATCGACAAGGAAACTAGGAAGAAAGCTAAGGCTGTTAACTTTGGATTCGTATTTGGGATGTGGGCGAGAAAGTTCATTGCTTATGCTCTTGAGAATTATGACCTGAAACTCAGTGAAGCTCAAGGTGAGGAATACAGAGAAATGTTCTTCAACAAATACTCGATGCTTGAACCCTGGCATCGTCGAGTTGAGGCCTTTGTTTCTCGCACAGGTTGGATCGGGTCTCTATTCGGGGCGATTCGTCACTTACCGGACGCTAGATATGAGGCAAATGTCGAAGACTGGAGAAAACGAGAAGCCGTTAGGCAAGCAATTAATAGTCCAATCCAAAGAGCAGAAGTTGATTTCATCAGTTTATTGGGTGCTTTGATTGCCAGCTATTCTTTGAAGTGGGACTTCAAGATCGACAGGGATAAATGCTTTCCCATTGGGACGTCTCACGATTCTCTGTTATTCGAGGTACACAAGACATATGCCCAGGAATTGAAAGAAGGCATCTTGTGGACCATGAATAACCTGCCTTTGAAAGAATGGTTTGACATCGAGATGCGTGTACCTATCAAACTTGACGTGAGTCTTTACGAAAGAGAATGGGAGGGAAAAGAATTTGAAACACATAATGCTTGACCTTGAAACTTTGGCTTCCAGTCCTCGGGCTGCAATCTGTGCTATCGGGGCTGTGAGATTTGATTTGAATGAACTCAAACTCGGTGAGGAATTTTATCGAGTCATAGATCTGGTAAGTTTAAAGAAATTCGGTTTTGAATTTGACCCGGAGACTTTCTACTGGTGGATGGAGCAAGGACAAGAAGCCAGGAAGATCTTCGACAAAACCACTGAAAAGGTTGGGATCAAAAAGGCCCTGGCTGAGTTTACTTACTTCGTGAAAGCCAGTGACGATTCCGTTCCTCTAATCTGGGGTAATGGAGCTTCGTTTGATAACGTGATCTTGAGCCATGCCTATGAGATCTGTGGGAATCCTCGCCCCTGGTCACACAAGCAAGATGTCTGCTATCGCACGATTAGAAAGATGTTTCCACATACGGCGGTTGAGGAAGGTGTAGCACACAACGCATTGCAAGATGCGAAGAATCAGGCACTAACAATGATTCAAATCTTTAGTGCTTTCAAGGGGGAGTTTATACCATGAAGAGTGTTTTACAGGATTGGGTAATGGAATTAGGGCTCCGTCACCAGGCAGTTCTGATTCAAGCATCTCGTGGATGCGATGGGAGGAGTAAGTTTGATGCCTCTAAAGCTATGAACCGGGCCATCAGGTACTTCGTGATGATGCCATTCGATGTCAGACATCAGATTGAAGACCCGACAGGTTTTATGAGTTATGATCTAAAGAACTTGTTCGAGGATACGAAAAAATGGATGTCAGATCTGGACGGATATCCGATGCATTACGTGATGCACATCATCCACGCTTTTGAGGTGATTGGGTACGAACACCCGGATGGGTTGGTGAGACATCACTTTTTCACTTGCTATTACAACCTGGTGAACTCATTACATTTAGACATCGAACAACCGGAGCAAATGAATCTTAGGTTGAATGAGCCGTACAAACCCAAAAACCCAGAAAAACGACTACTTCATGTAGAAGAAGATCAGGGAGCTATATGAGAGTCTCTGGTGTAAGCTACAGCTCAGATCGGAAGCTTGTAAGATGCGACCAACATGCCTAGAAATTTCAAATCCCGAGGTCCTCATGGTAGGATTCCAACTCCTCACGACCTGGTGTTTCTGTATGTAGAGAAAAGACTTAACTTGAAACAATTAGGTAGAAAATTCAAGATGTCACATGCCACAGTAGCTAGGCACTTAAAAAGATTAGGAATTGACAGAAGACATGAAAGAGAGAAAGGGTTAAAGAACCCAAACTGGAGAGGCGGGATAAACCAAAACTCAAAAACAGGGAGGATATCCGTAAAGATGGACTGGCATCCTCGTGCTAGAGGGAATGGGTACGTAAATCAGGCAATCGTAGTTTGGGAAACAGTCCATGGAAAATCCCTACCTCCAGGGTACATAGTCCATCATATAGATGAGAATCCAGGAAACGATAACCCGTCAAATCTTAGAGATATGACTCGAGGTGACCATCAGAAATTACATCACAAGGGAAAGAAGCACACAGCTGAACAGAAGAAAATTTGGTCAGATTTAAGAAAAAAATGGTGGGATAGCCCACGAGGAGTTGAGGAGAAAAAGAGGAGGTCGTTATGCGCGTAACTGGGGTATCCTACTCGAGTGACAGAAGATTAGTTAGATGTGAGATGCAATACAGCTATCGAGCAGATCAGAGACTCAAACCCAGAGTCAAGAAAAAAGGCCTGTACATGGGGTCGTGGATGCATGATCTTGAAGAAGCATACTATCGCTGGCTTCAACAGTTTAACGCGAAGCCTGTCAAAGACCACCTAGTGATTAACCCGTCCGACATCATCAAACCTAAGTACAAACAGCTTAAAGCTGAGAACTGGGACAACCTATTCGATGAAGAACGAGAGATGTTTGAGGAAAAGGGATTTACCCCGAAGATTGCTTATTTCCTGATGAAGCACTATATCGAACACTGGTTTCCTATCGAGAAAGACTGGGAAATCCTTCATGTTGAACAATCTTACGAACTTCCGACAAAATTTGGTTTCCCGATCCGATGGAAAGCAGACCTGGTCTACAAAGAAGAAGGTAGAATCTGTTTGCTTGAAACAAAGAACAAAGAGAAGATGCCTGACTCGAACGAAAGGATCGCCGCCCCACAACCTCATGCCTATGCCTTCCTATTGAATAAGGTTGGTATCAAGGTTGAAAAGATCGTGTGGAATTACGTAAGAACTTCTCCCGTACCTCGTCCACAAATCTTGAAAAGAGGTGGTCTTTCCATACGGAAGATTCAAACAGATAAGAGGAGCTATTTGTTATCCTGTGAAGAAGCTGGGCTTAAACCCAACAAATCTTTTCTTGAGTCTCTGCCAGAAACTCTATCTCTGATGCGCGTGACAAACGTGGCGAATTTGAAATTAGGAGAACTTTTCGTTCGAGACTGGGTCGATCGAGCTAAGAGAGCCAGAGAGATTACCAGGCCCACAAGAAATTGGAACCGAGACTGCAAATGGTCCTGTGATTACACAGACCTATGCCTGGCAGACATGATGGGCAAGACAGACAGAAATCATGAGATTAAGAAAAATTTCGTTCAGATTAAGGACGACAGAGGAGAGCCCTTAAAGTGAAGATTACTTTCAGCTCGTTCGAAGATTATTTTTCAAACTTCAACCCCCACATGTGCTTCTACGGGTTCAACGGTACTGGTAAAACTTCCTTTGCTGGAAGAACTGGACTTAGGACCATTGAGCTTGATTGCGGAGATGCAGGCGTGGTGACCCTGAAAGGAGCGAAGAATATAAAGATAGTAAGGATTCGTTCTATCGCTCACTACTTGGAGGTTGTAACTGAGCTTAACAACCGAGAAGGACAATTCGATCTTCTTATACCCGATACCTTAACTGGATTGCAGAGTCTGGCTATCCGAGAGGTTAAGGGAAAAGGAAAGAATAAAAAAGAGATGAATCAAAGACTCTGGGGACAGGTTGGGTCAATGTTAATTGAGTGTATTCATGAGACCAGCCAATTTCCAGGAGGAGTGATTTATCTCGCACAGGAAAGGAGAAAATCTAAGAAAGGCGATGAAGGGTTTGAGACCTTTGCTCCAAGCTTAACACCTGGAGTAAGAGAATTTCTATCCAGCAAAGTTGACTGGATCGGGCGTTTATATCTGGATGGAGACTCAAGAAAGGTCACATTCAAACTCACAGACCTAATTGAGGCAAAGGACAGGGTGAATCCACCAGTCTTCCCGAAAGATCTTAAGCTAGGAAATGACCCGCTTATGATGGGTGAGGCCTATTTGAAGATTCGGGAAAGAATTGTAAAAGCTGTTTCAACCACATAAAGGAGCATCATGAGCGATTGGAAAGATGAGAAAAACAGAGAACCAAGAATGAGCATCCCCTATCAATCCCAGGTTAGTCAAGTTGAAACGATGGCAACAAATACTCGTGAGATGACTCAACAAGAGAAAATCGAGGAGTTGTTTCGGTACCATCCTCCTCGCCCAGATCAGGTTCCTCGATATGAAACAATCCGCAATGCCGGCAAATATCTGGCCCAAGTGATCATCTCAAACACCCAGCGCGGGTCAGATCAAAGCAAAGCCATCCGAAAACTTCGTGAAGCCGTGATGGCTGCCAACTCGTCCATCGCACTTGATGGACTTAATTTCTAAGTAGCTTAAATCTTAACACAAAGGAGAAATACATGCCACGACTAGTAACGATTGATTTCGAAGGAGTAGAATCCGGAGGAGGTAAGATACACGTTCCCGAAGGAGACTACAAGTTTGAGGTCACAGAAATCAAAACCAAGAAGGGGTCTGAGTCGGGGAAACCTGTTCTATTCTTTCTTCTCAAACTCAATTCAGGACCTAAGAAAGGAAACGGGAAAACTCTCCATCATTCCTGTTCACTCCAGAAACAAGCCTTGTGGAACCTGAGGAACTTGCTCGAGGCCTGCGGTAAAGAAGTCCCGTCCAAACCTGTGAAGATCGACCTGGACAAACTGATCGGGTTGGAAGGTGCGGTCAGCATCGTGGACGGAGAGTACGAAGGGAAAACCACATCGGAAGTGGCCACCTTCTATCCTTTGTCCGACTTCGGCAACACCGGAGATGACATCGAGGAAGAACCTGAGGACGAGGAAGAGACTCCGAAGAAAACCAAGAAAAAGCCAGTCGAGGAAGAGGAAACTGAAGAGGAGGAAGAGGAAAAACCCAAGAAGTCCAAAAAGAAGAAAGACGAAGAGGAAACTGAAGAAGAGGAAGACTTGTTCAGCTGATCTATTTTAGATCTATTCACTGTTAAGGAGATAACCATGCGAGGTCCGGAAACGAGGCTTAGGATCAAAATTGTTGAAGCACTTAAGTTTAACTTTCCGGGCCTCCGCCCTATAAAAATCCATGGTAATCAATATCAAGAGGCAGGTATCACTGATCTTATCTGTTGCTACAAAGGTCTGTTTATTGCTATCGAAGTCAAACAGCCTGGTGAATTCCCGGAACCTACCCAGGCCTATTTTTTGAAAACCATAGAACGAGCAGGTGGGTGTGCTTTCTTCGCAGTCTCACCTGAAACCGCAGTAGAAGGAGTTAGAATATGGCTGAGGCAAAGAAGAAAAAACTTCCACCTGAAAGAAACGGAATAACTCATCACTTCACCATCGGAATTAATGATGGTTACGTCACAGTAAACTGCTACAAGAATGGTAAAGTTGCCGAGGTCTTTGTCAAGATGTCAAAGATTGGAACTACAATCTCAGGACTCCTCGATTCCTGGGCAATCACACTGAGCATCGGTTTGCAGCATGGAGTACCTCTCCGAGATTATGTGGAAAAACTCAAGTATGTAAGATTCGATCCGCAAGGCCCGTCAGGACCAGAACTCGGGATTGTTAGCTCTGTGGTTGATTACTTGGTCCGGTGGTTGGAGTTGAGGTATCTTTCCGGGGGATCGGGACATCTCCAGTCATTGTCTTCAACAAAGCTCCCTGAAAATTCCCGGTAATAGTCCCTGTGACAAAAGTGAGGCTCATGATGGCGAATACGTTATCTTGAGCCAACTTCCCGTCCACAGATAACTGAATCACATAGTAGAACAAACGAAGACTTGTCCCAGCTCCAATGATGGTGGCAAGGAGGAGAAGTATGATATTCCCTCCTCGACTATTCACTAGGTCCAATAATTCCCTGGTTTGGGACACAGAGGGTAGTTTGCCATACCACCAAAACAGAGCACCGAGAAGAACCATCAGGATTAGAACGGATGATTCTACCACGTAGAAAGTCATCACTTTGGGTTTCCTCCAACGTTGATATTTAGTCCACCAACCACAGCATTATTAACTGCCCCTATTGATAAGCCCCAGTTATGCTGGACACGATAAGAGAGTATTCCCGCAGGCTTATAACTTCCTTCCCTGGTCTTAGATATACCGATCATGGCATTCCATCGTGGTACGGTCCCAGCCTCCTCCCATTTCTTGTTAGATCTGGTCAGGGAATCAATCTTCTCCTGCATAGACTGTTTATTCTCTTCACATGTGGTTAATCCGGCCTTGTCGATGTCGCATTGTTTTGAGCTTTTTGCCAGATTCACAACCTGATCATCCGTTAACAGATTAAACCTGGCATCAGGGGCAGTATTGGGTAGTTGTTTCTGCACGTCCGGAGGAAGATCACTTTTTGCTACAGACTGAGGAGCAGCTCCTTGCATGATCGGTTGGAGAACTGTAACTCCCTGCTTCGCTGTTTTAATCTCAGCAATGGCCTGAAGAGCTTGGATCTTAAAATCGTTGAAGTCCTTGTCTCTCTGATTTTCCTTATCAGTGTTTTCCTTCAACAGCTTGTCCGTAGCAGTCTGAGTTTTATCCGCCAGGGTAAGGCGATATTTCTCGTAAGAAATTAACCCGACTAACGCGGCGACTATTACCAGAACTGTGATAATGAGATGCTTAATGTGTGGCGTCATGCTGAGAATTTAACTCCTTTCTCGAGTTTGTGCTGGGGACCTGCCGCGGCCTCAGCTTTTGTGATAACCCCGTCATGGTTAAAGTCCAAACCACGATTCTGAATATACCGCTTTGGATGCTCCGAGTCGGTCTGAGAAAACAATACGTATGTTTCCGCTTTGCCGATAGCCGCAGGCCACAGAATGGCCATATACAGGTCACTAAGGGTCTTCATTTTGCCAGTATGCGGCAGGAAATACTTATAAACATAACCCAATTGTTCTTCGGCAGTCATACCGGCAAGTTCTACACTCGAAGTTCCGAGTAAAGCCGCGGTCTGCGGCATGAACTGGATTAGCCCAATAGCTCCAGAACCGGCCGCGTTTTTCACAGATGGACTGAAGGTCTCTCCAGATTCGAAGGCTATACAAGCCATAAGAAAATCTGGATCAATTCCTAGAGATTGGGAGATGTTAATCACCCTGTTGCGGAAATCCTGACTAACTCTTGATCCCCAAACTAACATATTAGATCCTTTAAGGAAGGGGAGCTGTTAACTCCCCGTCTGAGTTATTCTTCCTTCTTCTGTTCTTCAGGTTGTTTTTCTTCCGGTTGATCTTCCGGTTTCGGTTCCTTATCACCGGGTTTCCAGCCACCCGGAGGTTTGCTTCCGTTTGACATGTTTCATTCTCCTTTATTTGTATATGATGCCTAATGGATTACTTGCTATGGTCCAACAATCACTCATAACTCCGGGAATCGAATAAACCACAACCTCTACACGATGGCCACGTCTTAATCCTGGGACAAAATCTTTACAGAAAGTAGCTGGGAAAGCTTGACCAACTGGTTCAGTATTTCTCTGAAACCACCAGGTATTGTCAGCTACAATTTCTACTCTTCCTCTAAAGTTTATCGTGTCTCCTGGCTGAGCAATCGTAGCCAGATCTGTGAGAACAAATGTGTGGTGAAATTCCCAACTGTCGTGTCCTAACCACCCAATGGAAATAAGAGCTATAGCGTAGAAGATTCGAGGAGCTGCCTTATCACTCATCCTCATCCCGATCAGTTTGATGCTTTCTGGCGCGTGTCGGTCTAGAAACATCGCGGCTTGATTCCCCTCTTCGACGCCGACTCTTACTAGGATAGCGGCGATTGACATACTCCCGTAGAACACGTACAAGTACAGCGGCCAAACTAGCCACGACAAATTTGACAAGATCGACCCAATTACTATCATGCACACGCCAGTCCTTTCCAAGCTTTCAGAATTATTGCCATTGACAACCCATATTCATTGTATATAGGATAGTCGTGTATGAGAAAACTTCTATTGCTTGTCACCCTGCTGATGTCCAGCGCGTTCGCCCAACTATCTATGAATCCTGGTGCTCCCGATCAAATGCAGGGAGGACACCTTACTCCTTACATCGGAAGTGCTGGTCAAACCTTTCCTTGTCAAATTGTTCCTTACGAAGCCTGGTTCGCGCCGATGCCGTCCAGTACTATGATCATCATGAAAGCGGGTCCGTGTAATGTAGTGACAGATTATCATGGGAGCTATACTACTCAGGCTCCCATCCACATTCAGTCCATTCATTGCTGGATCGGAACATCCGCTAATGCCAGGATGGAACTTGTGAGCAACGCGCAAATCTGGATCAAAGATGCATCCAACAACTGGCACATGATGCTGGATGAGTTGTGCGAGTATGACAAGCATCAGGACATCGTAGGAAACACGGACAGGATTT